AATCGTTGGATCCAACTGTCAATTCTATGACTGGTCTACAATACCGGTTCTCTCGAGCAACAACGGCCCTACATTGAAGGACATCCGCCATCATCACATATTCCGCCATCTTTTCCAAGGGTTCGCAACAAATGGGTTCAAGTATATTCACAACAAACTCCGCATAAATGGCGGCGGTCTTTTCTTGAATAGCATTCTCCAACCGTAAGATTTGCCCAGTTATCCGCGTGAGTTGGTCAAACACGATTTCGTCATTTGCCGTGGTGGCAGTCTTGAACTTCAAGTCAACAAACTTTATCTCGGTTCCGCTGAATACCACATGCCCAGGCCCCGACATGGTCAAGATTCCGCGAAAACATGGTGCGGATTTGTAATCTCCGCGGTCCAGCAATTGTTTCAACAGTTTGCCGCGAGTCTTGGTTATTTGGATAGACGATCCCGACTTCTCCGTCGTGTTCACTTTCACATATTCGGTCCCATCTTGACCCGTCGCCGAGGACTGCATAATCATATTGAAGAACCGCTGAACAGCATCCAGTGTCTCTGTAGCGGTTACATATTCAGCCATCATTGTGTCCAGTTCAGCGCTGATTCCCGGCCTCACAATGTGTTCGCTGAATGATGCCCCGTTGATGTTTTTACAGAAATCGAGGTTCAAGACACGACCAATATTATCAGCAACGACGCGACAACAAGCTTCGATTTCAGCAGAATGCGCTAAATATTCCAAGAGTCGCGGTTGTTCCGCCAGACAAATATGGATTTGCTGAATGACGACTGCCGATTCGTGGATGCGCCAAATAGTCGCCGGCGCAATACGCCGCACCATGATTTGCCGCATCGCGCGTTCCAGGTCCATCACATTGGCCAATTGATTCCGGAATAGCTCAATATAATGATAGTTGTCCGGTTCCAGCATATATGCCGTGATGGCATATTCGGCATTGAGCCACGTCTCATCAAACACAGGACATGTAAGAATCTCCTTGATACGTCGTTTGCCAATGGACGTCACTGCGCGATTCAAAAAGTTGAGGACAGAAGAGAGGCGTCCACTGCGAACACTATCAGCCGAATTGTCCTCAATAATATTCAGTTGTTTTAGGGTATGATTCGCGAGTACTGCGTTCGTACCCGTATTGGAAAACGACGGCACCGCAATCTTCTTCACGAGGTCGGGGTTGTGTTCCTGGACAAAATTGAGCAAATAACAGAGGGCCTGGGTAGCAATCTGGTATGTGGAAAACTCTTCGCATGTGTTGTAGCTATCTGACCCGAAAAATGTATCAAGTACTTGGACCGCATATTGTTGTCGCTGACATCGCTGCGCTTTTTCATTATCACCGACGTATACATCGTGGACGGATTCGCACTGAAGTCCGCAAAAAGATTTAATAGAGGCGGCGATGGAATAAATAAGATCTTGAGTCTTAGTACCTTGGGTCTTAGCACCTTGGGTCCCCGCAATAAATGACTCAAAATCGTACAGAAAAATCACCTCACATGGCGCATAAATGCTAACATTGCGTTCCAATTCATCAAATGTAGATGGCGCGTTCTCAAATGTGGTCGTGTGTTCAAAAATCGCCGATTTGCCCGTGAAAATATTGATGATGGCGATTCCGTAAACAATTTGCGGGCGTTTCTTGTACACCGAATTGAAAGTTTTTAGCCAAACACACATAATATTATTGGAAAGCTTGGGTTGCTCAGTTTCATAGGGGATATAAGTCCCAGCCGAGTGTATTGAGTGAAGTCGGTGTTTCTTTTTGTCGCCGTGGACGCTATTTTCCTCATCCTGGACAAATACTACACTCGTATAGCCAGAATCACTGAGTTTGTTCAAATATCGGTCGAGCGTATATTCAGGGAATCCGGCCATCAACACGGTTTTCCCGTCCACACTCACCTTCTTTTTCTCGCTGATATTCATCTGACAAATCTTGGCAAACTCCACGATATCACTTCCCATAGTAGACCCATCTTTCAGACCATAGACTTCGAAAAATGACCCCACCATCATCAGCACAATCGTGCGTGGGCCATATTGTGCCTTGTAATTGCGCGTGTGTTCCAAATATTTTTCATAGATGTTTTGTGTTGGGATTGGGTCAGTGGATGACCGAATAGACGCAACGAGTGCGGCCATCGGGTTCTTTTTTGCTTTTGACATCTAGAATAATAGAGGCATTGGGTTTATATGTGTTTTGAATAATTATTGTCGGAATTGATAATAATTATTATTATATGAATGTATACACACATGGGAAAATCCAAATATAAGAATCCCAATAAAACAAAAAGTAATTATACGCGACACACAACAAAAGGCCTGCGTTTTAGAACAAGCCCACGTACAAAATCAAAGAAAAATAAGAAATCATTTTTGTTTAATTTTATACAAGATTTGTATTGTTATCATATTCCAGATAATTATATTAATGAAGCTGAATACCCAGAAGATGCTGAAATAAAACAAAAGTTTATTGATGATTTACATAGAAACGGATTTTCACGTAAACCAGATTTTAATGTCGAACGATTAAATAATATATGTAAAGATGAACAAGGATTAACTCGTAATTTACAAATGCAAACTGGCAATAATATTATTCTGTATGTTGAAAAGGATGGTGATATTAAAGCAGCAACAACAATTGATTTTGATCTTTATACATCCGAAGACCGGTTTTTTGAAAATATTTCAGAGGACGAAGGCGCCGACGACGAAGAAATCCCATGGTCCATTAAAAAAATTAAAATATTAACATTTTGTAGTAAAGAACGCGGATATGGGCGAGAACTAATGACCAAGTTGAAAACTATATTTATTGTTGGTATTGACAATGGATATGTATTGGAAAAAGCGCAAATTGTATTGAACTTTACACCTTCAAGCAAACCTTTTTATGAGCGACTCGGATTTAAATGCGAAAATATACATGGTAATAAATGGTGTGTATTTGCGGATACATATAATAGTAAATAAAAATGATAATAAACCACATTGATTACCAGTTAAATATTGAAACAATTATCTCATTAACATCCGCATTTAGCGGACACTGCCAATTCATCCACAATAACTTTGCGATACCTTTTTACCTAGTCACGCGGTAAAAATAGAGGAGCGACGGATGATAAACATAATACACAAAGGTTTATTATGTTTTACTTTGTTTTGCCGTAACACTTACACAAATAAGAATCCCTCTTCGCCCAACATATCAATCAATGAATTGCGGACAATATCTTCATTCTCAATTTTCAAAATGCCATCCACGATGGGTCGATTCGTAGTTTGAACTCCAGGCGGCTCATCACTCATCATAAACATATTGTACGTCTGTTTAAGCATATCCAGCGACTTCACTACATCGCTATTCCGCACTAACCATTCATAAAACGTCATATCTACTTCGGACAAAATCATCGCGGATTTATACGTTTTGAATCGTTTCAACAAATCAAATATACACACCGAATTGTCTTTGTTGTAATCCGTGCCTGACAAAACCAGGATTTGCCGAAACTCGCGTATATTCATCCCCAGCTGTTTGAGTATTTCCACCAAATCATACATCAATACGCTGTGTTTTACCAAACTGAAATGGCGCAAAATCCGACAACATCCATAAGCAAACAAATCCATGTCTTCACTCAAGCATGCGTACACTTGTCCTGTTAACATCAGGTGAGCGCAATACTCGTCGGCTTCACCCTGTGCGACTACCCAACTAATACCGCAATTATTTAGCAGTGTTTTCACCCGGTACGTGTCGGCGTCTTTGATATGGATGAATTGTTTCTTGAGTTGTTCCATCTCAATCTCGGCCTCGTGTTTTTCGTCTGAATCCATGCCGCCGTTTTCAACCGCGTTTTTCATTTGAACATAGCGTTCTTCTGCCTTGCGCTTATTTTCTTTGCGTTCGTTGATGATATCTTTTTTTTCGGGAGGCGCAACGCCATCAAATACGAAAATTGGGGTAATATTATAATTTCGGAAAATCGAGACCATCAAATACATTTGTTCTATAAGTTTTTCTTCACCGAGAAACCGATACAAGAAGATACTGGCATCGACCACAATGCGTTTCCCCGCAAAATGTTGTAAATGGATTTTGTATATGGATGTATCATTACAATTCGAATTAAATATGCGATTTAAATATTTTATGCCCATAGGGTAGTTTGTATACTATGGCTGGTTTTAAATAGATTGAATCAATTATCAATTTTTTCGCTATATATAGTATAATGCCCAGACGGCAATCAACACACAAACGCAAAAATGGAGGAGGTAATACGTGTACAGGCGCTAGAAAAAAAACACTTTCCCAATTAATGGAAGAAGAAGCAGCGGCTGCTCAACAAGAACTGGATGAAATAAAAACCGCAGTTAAAGTGTTAAATCATTTTGAATATGGCACGCAGATAAAAGAAGAAGAAATGGCGTCATACGATTCAGTACTAGATAAAATAAACAGCAATTTTAAAGATGGTATTGATGGTAAAAGCGACTTAACAAAATTATATTCGTCAAATAAAACGACGGCATTCACTAGCTTATGTAATAAGTTTCGCACATCTTTACTGTCATATCTTAAACAAGAGTTTTTACGAATATTATCATATCCTAATAATAAAAAATATAAATTATCAGAAAGCGAACTCAAATGTATTACAGAAGAAGAAAAAAAGAAAATCACAGAGCGGTCTCTTCTTCTAAAAAGTCAAAAAGAATTAACAGAATCGGAAAAAGTTGAACGCGAAAACGCAGTGAAAAGACGACTTGCTGAACAAAGAACCTTTATTATCAAATCCGATTATGACGAAACTATTTCAAAGCTCAAAAATTATTCAAAACGAATTGTTATTCCATCATATAAAGAATGGGTACAAATAGTGAAAGATGCCAATATTGAAAACCCAAACTTCAAGCAATGGCTACTCGACCAAAATAAAATAACCGCATTTGATGCCAATTTTATGGAAAAAATCGAAAATATAACCCGCGAATACAACAGCAATCCGACAAAATTAAGATATCCACGCGCACCAACAATGGAAGAATGGATAAAAATAAATGAAGCTGCAGAACGCTCCAAAACTCCAGCGCCAATACTAGATGACGAATGGCTTATAAAAAATAATATTAGAGAATATAAAAATGCTAACCCAACACCTGGTGATAAAACAATCGCAAAAACATTTGGAAAAACTCGGCGACGTACAAAAACTCCTCAATAATATTTCTTTCCCCAAAAACAACATAAACCCCACGTATAATAACTACATATATGTCATCGTATTTATTATACACTTCGTGCTTCCATCAAAAACAATATATAGATATTGTTGTCAATATGTTGAATAGTTATTTTGAAACAGGGGCCACCGTCGATTTTCTCGTATACACAACCACCGAGTATCGCGCAATCATTGAATCACGTCTCCCCGAGAAACCCGTGAAGTTTTTCGAGAAGAATTTTGTAAAAACCATGAACCACACTCGTATTTCTAAGGTGGATATTTTTGATTACCCTGAAATTGCCAACTATGACAAAATCGTTTACATTGATGCTGATACCATATTTTTGAGCGACCCGATGCCTCTATTTGATACTATTGTAGATGACGTAGTGTATGCCAGCGGCGAAGGCAACATCTTATGTGAAGGGAATTACTGGGGGCGATATCTTTTTCTGAAAAATGACGCGAATTATCCCGACCAAGAGGGGTTTTCTGTATCTTGTATGGGATTCAAGAATCTGCCCGAGATAAAGAAGCTTTTTTCGAAGATTAAACAGGCGTTTTATCTTGACATGTATCAGAACAAACTGGCATTCTATGACCAGCCGTATTTCAATATGATTTTAATCACCAACAATATGGTTAATAAGACGGATTTTAAAAGACACGTGCTTAGCAGAACCGCACCCGAGAAATCAACGGGACTTGTCGCGGTTCATTTTGCCGGATGCCCGGGACATGCGCAAGTCAAGCTGGATTTGTTTGCGGATTTCAATGCCAAATATGTGTGGCCGATTAAACAAGACCAAGGGTCCACCCAAGACCAAGTGTCCACCCAAGACCAAGGGTCGACCGAAGACCATTCGTTAACCGAATATGAACAATCATCGGAAGAATCATCGGAAGAACCTGTCGTATTTTCAATCGATGAGTCATCGCCGCCACAATTAATTGACGAAGCTCGTTTACTCGCACATATACAAAGCACCAATCCAGGTTACCATTTCGACAACAGAACCAAGCGTACCAATCTAGTATCAGCAGCCATTGCGAGTAAAAATGCCTGCTTCTTCTGTGGCGACACCGCCATCCCATCTGCCATCGTAATCAACAACAACAATCAAATCAAAATTACCATAGTGGAGCATGCTACTCAAGCAACCAGGCATCAAATATTGAATGAACATATTGAAATATCATCCATCGACGAGCTTTTGTCCCAGGGTCGCAAGTTTGACACAATTATTTGCGATGAGCGTGAACACATTGAACGCGTTATTGTATCGGCTCTTCGTGTCGCGGCTCCCTCTGCCACAATTATTATGAATGGTATAGAGAATCATCACGTATCAGCGACTTGGCAAAAGTATGTGGAAATGATGGGACTAAGACCGGGTCCCTTTCCAGATACGGAGACCCAAAGTGTCCGCACTATTCTATAATCGACATTCGCATCGTATTGCGAATTAATGCCGGCAACCGCGCTCGGTTCTTCACAAAATGCTCTTGTGTTTTGTTAAGTGCCTCTACATATTTGGGGGATTTGTAATGTGATACTATCAAATCAACAACGTATTTCTGGGCATTTGCTTGGTCGAACTGTAAGCTTACGCCATGCCCCGAATTGTTATTCCGAAAACACCACGCCAAAAAATCGTCACAATGAAACAACATAATCGACTTCAATACAAAATAACTGAATGCCTCTGTTTTCTCGCGATACGAATTGCCAGGTTTCATCAAATCCGCATATCCCATATTATTGTGAGTAAGCAATTTAGCGACTTGAAATATGGTGAACCGTCTCTCCGCATTGATACCTAGCATAATGGCGGGCCATGCCGTTTCAAAACCTCGCCGCCGAGGATGTGCTACAACGTCAACAATCACAATATTTACGAGCTCCGCCCACATTTCGCAATAAGATTCGTAAATACACAATTCCGATTGTATGGGGAAAATACCGGCGACCACTTGTTTAGCCATCTCATTTGCCCCAGGAAATCCCGAGAAATCCAGCCCCAAATTATGAAATGATTCGTGAATGAATACCTTGAACACTTCCTCTCTTCTATACAATACGATTTCCGTCTTTTGGCTACATGAAGTGGTTAGTGCCGTATTGATATGAACCGGACTAACAGAATCCGCACTCGATGTTGGCAAAACCTTTTTTTGCGGCGTCATGTACAAATAGACATCGACTTCGCTTGAACATTGAGGACTCGCATAATGAGAGGCAATTGACAACCATATATGGGCGCGTTTCAGAAAATCGCGCACCTCGGCAAAATGTTTTCCACGAACACTATTTGAAATCGTGGTGCTCTGGGATGGAAAAACAAAAAACATATTGTATGTTCGTTTGCCAATGGTTAGAATCGCATTGATAGAGTATTTGTTGGAAGCCTGAATAGAGGCGCGGATTGTGTGGTCGACGCTGCTGTAAAGTGTTCCGGTTGAAGATTCGCCGCTGAATCGTTCACCGGTTATTTGCGCGGAAACCGGCTGTTTACTTGCCTCGACTGCCTGGTCATAGATTATTTTCATCATTTTCACAGAATTGGGGGAATATATGTTCAAAGAAGGTACTGAATTGATGTGCTGGACATATTGTTGGAGTTTGTGCGAATCGCTGGTACTCGACATATTTATAATTATACTGGCGAAGATATACGGATTAGGCGACCCATTAGTTTACAGAAACACACCCATTAGTTTACAGAAACACACCCATTAGTTTACACACCCATTAGTTTACAGAAACACACCCATTAGATAAACACGTATTTCCAGTTCACTGAAACAGGACATCCACCTACGGTCATTGAGAGACGGATACAACGACGTGAACACCACAAGATGAACTCGCGATAATCCATCTTTTCGCCGGATTTTACTAAATCTATTGTTGTGTTTATACCCGGTGAATACGTTTTTACAAACTGGAACCGGATTTCACGCAAATACTCCATTTTTTCCAACTGGTCAACAGATAATTCGATTAAGTTTGTTTCACTATTTAACAAGATGATGGTTTCGCAATCGTAGTCGCAAAACATATCCACGATTTTAAATGCGCCCAATTCAATTGTCAAATAGTTTCCAAAAATAATCGCGGGTTTAGACATTTGTTTTACTTGGTTCTTTACACTATGAATATATGTAATACACTGGCGCAGTAAAACATCCTGAGCGCGAATTGTGTGTTGGAGCTTGATAATTTGTTGCTGATATACGTCGGTCATTTTGTTAGCATTGGATTGTTATTTTGTGCTTAGACTAATGAGTGTAAAAAGATTTCAATTTTACGAGCATAAATATATGACTATATATAAACGAAAATCCGATGAATAGCGGAACACGATTACACATGATTTTCTTGCTTATTCTAATTTTAGCAACCATCACGGTGGTTTTGTTATTCAGTAAAAAAAAAACAAACGAAGGATTTGGTAATGAAATATTAGATATACCTAGTGCCGAATATGGCGAAGGGAAAAATAATGGCAGTATTGATTATGTAAATAGTCCATTATCGCCCATGAACCCAGGCTCTGGATTCTACGCCTTCAATGTAGGAACAATACATAAACCACAGTGGAAACGCAAATCTGTGCCATATGGATACAGACTCGACCCCACGGACTCAACCAAGCTTGTTCCTGTTTCTGAGTCTACCATCGCAACATCTACACCTGGTCTGAATGATGCCGAGTTGATAGCACCACCATTCCTCCAGATTCCAGGAGCATTATATACTGGTTCTGGTGCGGATTATGGGCTTGACAAAAAGCCACCCGCATCGGGGTTTTACAAGATTAAAGTCATTGATAGTGGAAGTACTGCCAAATATTATATGAAAAATGTGCCCAATGGATATGTTGTGGACCGCAAAGATTTATTGGTGGAAAATGTAAACCCTGGAGCAAACGCAGGTTCCAAAAACTATACAAAACTAGTTTACCAAGCACCTGAGATTCCAGAGTCAGAAATTAGCAATATCAACGGACTTAGCGCAATTAGTGCCGACGCAATTACCTTTGAGGACGGTTATTTCATCATTAATTCCGGCGGCTTATTCTACAAGAAACTTATTCCAAATGGATACGATATTAGTAGCAATGACCCGGTACAAACTGAGTACATGAAGCTACCGAGCCTTAACACTTATACACCTCTCAAATACAACCCCAACTTCACAACTGAAAAATACGACCCCAAGTTTACATATGATGCCAAAAACACAGAAAAAGAATACAGAGACATCAGTTATGGTAAAACAGATGATGCCAATATCGGCAAATACTGGATGTTCGACGAGGAAGGTAAATTACTTGAAGTGAGTACCGAAATGAATAAATCCCCCATCCTCTATTATATTCCGGGCGCATACAAGTTTGGTGCGTCCAATTATGTGCCCAACTATGAAGACAGTGTGTATTTGAGCAGGACGACGCGCGAATCCCAGCTGGCACCCGTGGTAAATACGGCGAGTCAGTTGGGTGGATTTTGCTCACAATATGCGACAAATACGGCGGCATTAGATGAGAAATGCGCGGCGCAAGATTTGAATGCGTGTGCGTCTACCAGTTGCTGCGTTTTGTTGGGGGGTCAGAAATGCGTGGCGGGAAATGAAAATGGACCGAAGAATCCGGCAAGTTATACGGACTACAGTTTGATGAACCGGGATTTTTATTATTATCAGGGCAAGTGTTATGGCAATTGTAAATAGAATTAGAACGGATTTAGAAGATTTTTGTTGGAATAAAATGTGGGGGTATGGTATATGTCACATACAGGAGTTAGAGGAACAGATAAAGATGGAAACCCATACAAGAGAGAAGAAACAATTGCTGCGGACAAAACAAAACACCAAAACTTACATACAAAACTTGCTAAAAAAACTAAATACACAGAAGAAAACACAAGACCCATTACTCCTACTTCAAGTGAGCTAGAATCTTATAGCCCAGAATATCTAGCCAAAATTAATGAAAGAGATAAGTTTAAGGGCTTTGGACAGAATTGTACGATATCAGGAGGTAAAAAATCACGAAAATCCCACAATTCAAAGAAACAACGCAAATCCAAGAAATCTCATACTTCCAAAAAGTCCAAAAGGTCAAGACGTTAATAACAACCGCACCAAATTACATATTCCATAAAAAATATGTAATTATGTAATTATCTCATTCAAAACGCGGCAACCACTATTGTATGCCGCATGTAAAGACCCATAATATACCGGGTCCGTGTGTTCTCCCGCAAAAAATATTCGCCCACAAATATTCGCCGAAACCGCCACACTATCTTCGCACCAATACGAATACGCACCTTGGCTGAAGACATCCTCCTCCCACCTCGTTATGTGTCAAGCGACAGGGTCTGGTGCCCGAGGATAGAACGTTCTCAAATTGGTCATTATTTGGTCCATAATCTCTTCATCACTTTGATTAGACATCGCCCATCCAATATCCGCCGGACAAACCGCCTCGATTACCGGTTTGTTTTTAGAACACATATAATTATTCCACATCGTATAATTGTCGTGTTCGCAAGTTAGCAACATCGGCATATCTGTCCAAAACACATCTTCACGTTCAAATACTAACTGGATTTTCTTGTACGACCCCATCTTAATTTGCGATAGCGCAACTCTGCGTTCTGCGGATAATGGAGGCAAAAACCGGATATCCAAGAGAGGCCCCGGCGGAATCGTAATACACAACTTCTCGCAAAAATATTGCGATCCATCTGCCACAATAATATTCACCCCGCAACTATCATATATAACATCGGTGACAACCTTATTCACCAGAACACGTCCCGCAATATCGTGTTTTGAATTAGCGACAATGGCGTCAACCAAGGTCATGGCACCATTTTTGAACAAACAATGTGAACCTGGATAATCGCCCGGACTACCACACAAATACGATGTCGGAATATTTGCCACACTTCCGCCACACCAGACCTCCATCATATAGAGGAATGGTTTTATATCGCAGTCGTCACATAGATTGGCACATACCTCAGCACAAGCCTCAGCGATCGTTTTGCCAGGAATCGCCGCAATTTGTTTTACGACACCATGCCATTTCGTCGCCATTTGCTGACGCACATCTTCGCTCAACGTGTTCTCATCGGATATGCCTGCTATTAAATGGCAAATCGAAGCCATCTCGGAATAAATCCAGGGATTCGACGATGCCATCGGAATCATATCACGCCCATAATCCAAAAATTGGTTCAGCGGGTTATCAATCGACCCGTGAATCCACGCGGCACCCATATCAAGGTGCGTGTCTTGATTTGTCAATACACGCCCACCAATACGCCCACGCGCTTCTAATATCAAAAAATCCGTTGTTTCTAAACCCGCGGCGATAGTAAGTCCAGATATACCAGCGCCAATAATGATTGTGTTATGTTTCATATACTATACAGAATAGAGGGTTTATATTATTTTCTATTTTTATTAGACAAACATTCATATAAACACAAACGCCCATAATATATAATGAGTTACCTGGAACCAATTTTCCTAGAAAATATTGACAAGACCGCAGTAAAAACCATTTTCGAATTGGGCTCGCGCGATTTACTTGACGCACATAAATTACAAGACTATTATGGATGCTCCGTATACGCGTTTGAGTGTAATCCCGACTGCCTGGAAGTATGTGATACTATTATCGCATCATTCCAGAATGACAAAATACATCTTGTGAAAAAAGCGGTTTCACTTGAAAACGGCCCCATCGCATTTTACCCATTTGACCTGGCAAAATACGACAACATGGGCGCATCCTCTATGTTCAAAATAGACTTTTCACGAAGAGACCCACGCGACCCCGACTACAAACATCCAAATCCCCAGATGGAAATCAGCGTAGATGGAACACGTCTAGATACCTTTATGGAAGAATACGGTATCGACACCGTTGACTTGCTATGCGTCGACCTACAAGGATACGAATTGAACGCACTAAAGAGTCTCGGAAAAAAATTGGAAACGGCCAAATACGTGTTGACCGAGTGCTCTATTGATAGCACCTACATTGGCGGAGCGTCATTTACCGAACTGGCCGAGTATTTAGCGGAAGCAGGGTTCAAATATAGATGTAGCAATTTGTTTGGCTATGCTTATCCAGCGATGGATAGATGTGGTTTTAGCGAGTTTGATGCGCTGTTCATCCGTTCTTAATACTGTCGGTACACTTTTCATATGAGTTTAATGCCACCGACGCATTGTCAATTCGGCGGCCATACTCGCGAGAGGTTTCCCGTCAAATGATGGATGTTTAAATGTGTTTATATTTTTGACAAAATGCTGCGTATAACTTCCCTTGAACCCAATGTCGTCATATTTTTCGAACGCCTGAGCAAGTGCCCCTGAGTGGCCTATTACACGACCAAGTATATCGTGGATAACTTGCCACTCTAATGACGCGCACCTTCCCGACATAAATGCTTCATCAAACTCTTTTATCAAATCGTCGCCTCTCAACTGAGGTTCAATGTATTCCTTTTCCAGCATCTGCTGAATATCGGGTACGAGCTTGTCGTATATTTGTTTTGCTTGTTCAAGTTCTTGTGCCATTGTAATACCAACCCGTGTACTTTTACAATTACAAATCAATTTTTCATGTAAAAAATTGATTTAAACCTGTGATAATAATGGTATGATACAAATAAAAATGCTATTCACACGTTCATACATCCAAGGACTCTTATTAACATCGCGCCCAGCCTCTACGGCAATTGTTAAGTTTATCGAGGTTTATACTGACGGTTCTTGTTATAATGGCGATGGTGGGTATGCGGTATATTTCCCGGGCGGAGAACACCCTACAATATGTAAAGAGGCAAAAGCATCCGCATCCGCATCCGCATCCGCTATAACCGCTGTAACCAGCACCCGCTGCGAAATACTCGCGGTCAATACTGCTCTCACAATTTACAACGACAAGTTTCGCGGAATCCCGTGTACAATATATACCGACTCATTGTTCATAGTTGATTCCCTCTATCGATACTTCCCCATTTGGCGCAACAATGGATGGAAGAAGACCGACGGAACACCCGTCAAAAACCAGGACATAATGAAACCAATGTGCGAAGTATTCGATGCCAACAAACAGAATGTCTCCGTTAAACACATCAAGGCACACACACTGAATCAAGACAAACATTCACACAACAATGCCGTGGTGGATATTCTTGCCAAAAACGGCGCATATCCTTGTAAACTAGTTATCGATACTCTTGCCAAGTGCTCAAAAAATTGAACACAAAGAATATAGATACAAATATATTACAATACTCTATATCTGAACAATGATTATTCCTGTTAAATGCGTAACCTGCGGCAAAGTCATCGCAAATAAATACCGATTCTTCTTAGAACAAGTGCGAAAGAAGAAGCTCGAGAAGATGGAATCCGGCGAAGATTCCGGGTTTGTTCAGAAAACCATTTACTTGACGAAAGAGAACACACAAAAAACCGCCGAGGGAGAGGTTTTAGATGATTTGAAATTAGTAGACCCGTGTTGCCGCCGCCATTTCCTGACCCATGTGGATATTGAATAAATATATGGACCATGAGCTACGTCTGTTTTTTTCGGCGGAACAATATATAATGCCGAAGAAACAAACACAGCGCGGATGCGCGGCAAAAAAACAGAGAAAAAGCAAGAAAAACATTCGGACGCAGCGTGGCGGTGATATGCATAAAATGTACAATTACAATAATTTGGTACAAGACCCACAACGAATGATGACGACGAGTCAATCGCCCGCAATGAAAATCGGCGGCAAACGTCATTCGCGCAAATATTACAAACGTGGTGGATCAAATATGGGGTATTCGGCATTTAATAATGTTGCGGCGCAAATGACGTCCAAGTTTACAAACATGACAAATATGTTTCCTTCTACCGCTACCCAACCAGTTGCGATGGCATAGATGTTTTCTCGGGTGAAAATATAATGGCATTCTCATTGAAAGAATTATGTACTCCTGCGTATCTTTATTTTGTGATTTCAATCATTGCCCTAGTAATTATGGCAATACAAAATTACGGAAACACCAATGTATATTGTTTAGGCGATTATAGTTGCGGTGTTTCAAATACCACGCTCATTTTCTTGATTAAACTCGGATACATTCTTCTGTGGACATGGATTCTCAGTTTAATTTGTAAAGCGGGTGTACCCAGTTTATCGTGGTTCCTCGTTTTATTGCCGATTATTATCATGTTTGTACTAATCGCAATGTTATTCATAGCATAAATATAACTCAATTTATATTATATTTATGTCACGACGGCTTAAACGGTCGCAGAAGCTTAAACTGACGCAGAAGCTTAATCGGTCGCAAAAGCTTAAACTGACGCAGAAGCTTAATCTGTCGCAGAAGCTTAATCGCCACACCAAAAGAAACACGTCACGACGTGTTCATAAACCCGTAAATGGTTCCATAAAACGAAACGCCGGATGGATAACTATCAGCGTCCACGGGACTCCTTTTGACCGAGGATTCGCACACGGTTATCTTCTCCATAAGGAGTTAAAACGCGTTCGACCTATTTTGAAATATTTGGTGTCAACATACTACAAAACCACGCTCCAAGAATATTTAGAAACTTGTAAATCCTCTATTCATCATCATTTGAAGAACCCTGAATGGGCATTTGTCGAACAAGAATTACGCGGTATATGCGCCGGATACAAGGACAAAACCAAGACAACAACCATCAATTACGATATATTGGTCGGTTGGAACTCCTATTTGTCATTGGCCGAAAAGTATGAGCATAAAGACCCCAACAATATGTCCCGGTGTAGTGCGTTTATCGCAACGGGTTCAGCAACACATGATGGCAAATTGTTGATGGCACACAATACACACTGTAATTTTGCGTCGGGGTTCATATCCAATGTCGCAATGTACGTATATCCGGAAAATGGCGACTCCGCTTTCATGATGCAGACCGCACCAGGACTAGTGAATAGTTCCACCGACTGGTTTATCACTAAATGCGGCATCATCGGATGCGAAACGACCATCGCCAAAATAAACTATGTCCCGGATTTCACCGTGGGCGTCCCCTATTTTTTACGTATTCGCAAGGCGATGGAACAGGGGCGTTCACTTGATGATTATGTTGCGATGATGATGGATAGAAACGCGGGGGATTATGCTTGCTCGTGGTTATTCGGAGATACGCGGTCAGGCGAGATTATGCGTTTCGAACAGGGGCTAAACATTCACGATATCAAGAGAACAACAGATGGTGTTTTTTACGGGATGAACAGTGCGTTTTCGCCGGAATTAAGGGCACTTGAGACAACCGATACTGGATTTGAAAACCCCGAATCGCGAACCGGTGCTCGTAATCTGCGACTCGAATATTTGTTGAAGAAGAAGGGGCTAACGATTGTCGATGCCAAACGAATTATATCGGACCATTATGATGTTGCCCAAAGTTGCGAAAATATGGGATCGCACACAATATGTAAACATAATGAGAATCAAGAAGGTGCTGATTTTTCGCCATCGGGGGCGACTGATGGAAAAGTGGTGAATACCAAGATGGCAATGACAATGTCATTTGAAGGAATCATGGGATCAAGTTGTGGGCGAGTATTCAGGAAACGTGGATGCCCAGATGCTGTGAAGAAACATGGGAACTGGAAATCGGTGGTGGATGATATGCCGAAACATCTGTGGACAAGATTACAAGACCACGGGTCTAATCGACCATAAGATTACAAGACCACGGGTCTAATCGACCATAAGATTACAAGACCACGGGTCTAATCGACCATAAGATTACAAGACCACGGGTCTACAAGAACATCGGTGTAATCGACATAATCATTCAGAAAATTGAAATAAAGAGATTAAAGAATATTAAATAAATATATACAACAATGAATCCTAAAATTAACAACGTATCTGAAGAACACGGAATTATGCGATTTACGCTGTCTGGCGTGAATCTCAGCTTGGCCAATGCCATTCGCCGAATCATGTTAAACAATATTGACACAGTCGTTTTCAGAACTGAAACCAGCGAAGTAAATCAATGTAAAATCGAGGTAAACACTGGCCGTCTTCACAACGAAATTGTAAAACAACGCCTTAGTTGTATCCCCATTCACAGCACAGACATCACTGAATTACCCGGAAAATATTATTTAGAAGTCGATGTGCTCAACAATACCGACCATATCATTTATGTGACAACGGAGCATTTTGCTATCAAAGACAAACAAACCCACGAACCCATGCCACGAAACAAGGTCGCCGAAATATTCCCCCCGGATTCACTCACTGGCGCATACATCGACTTTGTACGTCTCAGACCTCAGATTGGGGCGACGCCAGGTGAACAAATCAAATTGACATGCGAGTTTGCCGTTGCGAATGCCGAAGTCAGCAGTATGTTCAATGTGGTTTCAAAATGCGCATACGCTTTCGCACCGGATGCCACAAAAGCCGCGGCTGCTTGGGAAAAAATTGCCAATAAAAAAGCGAGTGAAGGTGCCACACAGGGTGAAATCGAATATGCCAAGAAGGACTTCTACGCGGTGGATGCCCAGCGATATTATGTGGAAAACAGTTTTGATTTTGTAGTTGCCTCGGTGGGTGTGTTTTCAAATATTGATATTGTGAAAAAGGCGTGTAAAGTCATGGAGCACAAGTTGTTGGATACAATTGCGAAAGTAGACCGCAATACGTTGATTATTGAACATAGCGAGACAACAATGGACAATTGCTTTGATATTGTGTTAGTCCACGAGGATTATACGCTGGGAAAGGCGATTGAATACTATATGTATAACCGGTATTTTGAAAAAGACAAGCGCCTCTCGTTTTGCGCATTTAGAAAACACCATCCACATGATGATTATAGTGTTATTCAGGTGGCATACAAAGAGAATGTTAGTATGTCAAATATTATGGAAGATGTCAAAGTTGCTTGCCAAGACTTGGTTGGAGTGTATGTGGCAATACATGGGATGATGTAAATCTGCCATATGATGTAAATCTGCCATATGATGTAAATCTGCCATATAATACGTAAAAAACATGTCCTTAGATGGACACGTTTTTTGTTGTTTTTTTATTATTTATATGTGTATATCATATTATTTTTTTATTTTTTATTGTTTTTTATTATTTATATGCGTATATTGTATTTTTTATTTTTTCATAATGTATCTATTGTATAATACAGACAATGTTGTCCCGCACTTGACATTCTCGTTTGCCGAATACATATTCTCATACAAATGCTGTAGCATTAATCTCAACATTTGAGGCGCATTCCTTCGCATAAACTCAAATGTTTCCTTCATGATTTTGTCGCCTTCTTTGCCGTTGATTTTACAAAGTATTTCAACAATGGTTTCTGAAACCTCTTCGGCATATGGCATCAATTTGCGCAATATCTTGACACCAGTATCTCGTGGAATCAATATACGAGTATGGTCAATGACTGATACATTTATGAACATAATTTCGTCAATGTCGTCATCTGATGTGCTTGAAGGAACGACACTTGCTGCTGCGCTTTCGCTCGAAGAAGGTGTTGCGCTAGCACTTACTGCTGTGCTTGCTGCGCTTTTGCTCGAAGCAGTATTGTCATCTGAAGGTGTTGTTGCTGTACTTGAAGAAGGTACGACATTTGAAGGCACGACACTAGAAGGTACGACATTTGAAGGCACGACACTTGAAGGTACGACATTTGAAGGCACGACATTTGAAGGCACGACACTTGAAGGTACGACATTTGAAGGCACGACACTTGCTTCGCTTGCGCTTGAAGAAGGTGCTTCGCTTGATACACTATTGTCATCATCAGATGCCGTACTAGATGATATTATCCCAACATCCGAATCTACTTCATCTGTCGAAGCCACATCAGATGACGCATCATCATCAACATCTCCATATAAATCATTCAGCGAACTATCAGGCTCGGGCTTATCATCGCCAACCAATTCCTCAAAATATTCCCAAATAATGTCAGCAGTTTTGTTGCGAATTGTTTCAACAAGTCTCTTCATATTCAAAGGAATTGCCTCTCCTGTATACTGATTCTTATTCTCTTGGATACCCATTGTTATATCTTGAATATTATCGGATGAACTATTTGGGTTATAGCTCAAATAGCAATTCGTGTGAAACCCGTCATGCGTACCTCGAACACCACTGCGTGCGGATGCTGTTTTGGAGTTTGCCCATTCAAAACATCCAATCAATTGATTAGTACGAGCAAATTTACATTTTGCCATAAAATCAAACTGGTCACCTTTTGCTGTATTTTTTTTATTTTTCTTATTGTTGTTGTTTCCGCTGTCATCAACATCAATATCACCAATGAGCCGTTTATCATATTCAGACATGAAACGCGCCTGTTGGCTTGGCATACGTGGGTTATGAATATCAAAATACTCGGGCTTCACACGCATACCTGTTTGAACCAAATATTCACCAATATAATGGTCCCATCCTGCCATATTGGATGTATATGGTTTAGCATCTTTACTAAACCCTTTACCTGACTTAGGAATATAATATGTTTTGTCATCCACACTATTTTCCCACAAGAATAAATATTCACCATTATTATTTTTATATTGGTGGATTATGTCCTCGTAAATCTGTCCAGTATAGTAGTCTAGTGAATTGCCTCCAAAATAATCATACATGTTTAAAACATGATTTTTATGTGGATTTTTAATAGCGTTTTTATAACTTATTTCAACTTGAAAATGACCAAATATTACGGCCATTCTATCTAACACAGCAACAGATTTGTCCATAAAATTGGCATGAATAATATTTTCAAGAGATGGCAAATATGGAAATCGGAGAATGGTTCCCATTTCCATCGCTATGTATTCCTCTGGAAACGGAGCCGGTTCACAATACGACATGCCTATGTATTTTCCAGAAGCGTATATTTGGTCCCAAGGAATTGTTACGCGCAATGACTCCCCATCTAAAACCTTCGTGTAAACATAGATTTCGCTTTTCTCCGAGAGAATCATCGTTGCTGGTTTGAATCCAAAACCGGAAACACCAAGGGCTTTATGGTTGCCGTGATTTTCACGATTCAAATCAAGCATGTTTCGGACTCGTTCAAGTGTCATTCCATAGCCATTATCAATGATGTCGATGTATTCAGCGGTGACGCGAAACTCAATCTTGGGGTTCTGTACACGCGGCAATGGTCTGTTATCTCTGTCAACCGCATAGAACATCGCATCTAGAGAATTGGCAACGAGTTCACATAGACATTTTCCAGGGGTAAATCCTTTTCGTTCAAAGTTTTTAATAATTCCGCGTTCGTTGAAAGAACCGAGTTGGGTAGAGGCTGCTGCTGATGCTGATGACATTTTGTGTGTTCGTTAGTTAGTTGAGTTGTTCTTTAGTTCGTTAATTACTTGATTGTTTTTATAAAATCCATTCAGTCAATAAAAAAGTTTCAATTTTTCAGATATAAACCATTCTGGTTTATATCCAAATAACCCCTGACCTCCAAAATATAAATATTTTGTCGTTCAGCAATTTTTCAGATGCCCCCCTCCCCTTTGGGGAGGGGGCATACAAAAAAACCCCCTACCATAAAAACGTGCCGTTTTTATGGTACGCAATTTTTCAGCTCTAATAAATATTATTTCTTCACATTCTTTTGCGTTTTACGTGCGGCTTTAGCCACAGCTTTGGCCACTGCTTTTTGAGTTTTGGCTTCAGCTTTAGCCTCTTTGGCATACGCCTTCTCAATATCTCGATAAACCCGTTTCATTTCTTTATCAATCGCCGCCTGTTCTTTCGCCGCCTGTTCTTCACTCAACCTGCGTTGATACTCTCGCAAATCGTCCGCAAACTGTTCAGCGCGGTTTTGAACAAACTCACGGAGTTCGGCATCCTCTATTTCAGTAGCATTGTTGAAAATCAGTATACTTTTTTCAAGTTCTGTCGACAAATCACTTAGCGATTCAACATCCGAATCATTATTTGAAGCCCGGTTTTTCAACGACTTCTTGTATGCCCGTTCAAGCGCATACTTGAGTTTCCGGGTATGTCGTTCATTTCGCGCAATGCGGTCTTGAATAACACCTCGGACTTCCGCCGTTTCCAACTTTGCCTCATTCATTTTCAGCTTGTTTTCGCCAACCCTCTGTTCCAACATCTCTTTAAATAATGCTTTTCTCACGCTATCCTTTTCCGTCTTCATCGTCTTGCGAACCTCTTGTTCACCTTTTCGCAGATTTGTCCGCATTGTTTTAATACCGGCATCTCTCGCATTTAGCTCTAATGTCATTACATCAGTTTCCTCACGCAATCGTACAACTTCGGGGTAATTGTTAAACACGGCTCGTTTTGCAGGGTCTTTACACTTGGTTTTGATAGCATTGAACGAGGATTGTTCATATTTGTGGAAATCGTCGCCAAAATCTGGCAACGGGTTAGGAGTTCGTCCACCATTGGGAGTATGTCCGCCGTTCTGAGCATCTGGTTCTAAAGCCCCCTTATGCTGCCGTATCTGAATATACATATTGCGCAATACTTCGCGGCGCATCCGATTAAACTCCGTGATTTTCTCGCGAACTCCTTTCACCACATCTTTTGATTTAGCGCGTTTTTCATTGAGAAATCCCATGATGCTGCGAATTGCGGCATTGGCATACCTTAGGCAGGCGGTTTCGACCCGTTTTTCCGCAAATTGATTACATACCAGTTTAATTGTACCGAATGATTCCGCTTTGATATTCTCGTACAACGCCTCTCTTGCCTCAATTGCGGCATCAAGTTCCGCTTTCAGTAACGCAGCATCGGTTTTCATCAAAACCCGAGTAAGTCGCGGGTCAAATGCCCGATACATTGGGCTCTGTAAAATCGGCGTTACCACATGTTTTATAATCGGTTGTGCGAATATACACACATCCTTTTCGCGATTCAAATAGCTCACATAGCCCACCATTTCATTCAAGAATCGGTCGCGACCCTGGGCGGAAAACATCCCCGCATCATCCAAATATAATTGTGCAAATGTTTCAAAAGCGTCCTCTATTCGGTCTTGACGTTCGCGACACAAGTTTAGCAATTTCACAAACTCCATCGGTGATGTGGTGATTGGGGTCGCCGTCATAATAAGCAATCGCACCGAATCCGCACCTGACACTTCGTATGACCGCATAACCGAGTCATAGAACGCCGTCATATCGGGTTTTTCCAGTGGCGACAATCCCCCGTCGCCGTATAATTTATGGGCTTCGTCAATGATAACCAGTGTTTTGCGAAGCGGGTCCGCGGCACCATTGCGTTTCACAAGGTCCTTGTAAATGCTGTTTTTTCCGGAAACCATATTCGAGAATTGTTTGTATGACATTGGACGAATTGACCAGGCTTTAGAAAGAAGTTTCATCCTGCCTTTTTGGTCAGCCGGAACGGCGGCACCCAGACGAATCATTGTGCGAATCGATTCACTACACACTTGGTCGAACATGTTTTTCCATATGTCGGATTTCAGTGTTGTGCGTGTAACCCAGAGAATCGTGTAGCCTTGTTCTTCGAATGAACTTGTTGCGGTGGCAATAGCAGTACAGGTTTTTCCGGAACCGGTGGAATGGATGAGCATAAGACCCTTATGGTCGAGCTGCGGGGTCATGAACATGCGAATAAAGTCTTGGGTGGGGGTGAATTGGAGTGTTGGAGAGCCACCGGCCTTTGCTGATCCGCCCATACATTTATTCTCCATAACAACTTCCGGCCATTTATAATCCGCCATATAGTTGTCGCGAACATATTGCCGCATTTCATCATGAGTTACCGGAAGTCGGATTTGGTTCTCTTCATTTACCAAAACATCCACTAATCGGTCTAGCGGCATTTGTTTCAAAATATGCTGGAATTCAGCATCGTATTTATTGCCTCCGGCAGCACCTCCACCTCCTCCGGCGATGCCTTCACCTCCTCCGGCGATGCCTTCACCTTCGGTAATCGGCAATTCAAAAGAATGAACCGCCTCATTCAATTCATTGTCAATCGCCCCTTCAATATACATCCTCTCCATATCTGCCGTCAAATTAAGCAATCGCACATCCAATCCAAGCGCCTTCATATACAAATCGTAAACCGTCGCGGCATTGTCGAATCCGAATCGAACTTCTTCCGGGATTTCACTATCATAGATGTTGACAAAGAGAGGCCATCCTCGTGTTGGATGAAAATCCAGCCCTTTTTGACCACATGTTCGCGTCCCTCTACCAATCACCTGTTTTTGGTCCGCCATCGTCATTTGTGGTTCAAAAATATGAACATATTTGATATCGAACAAATCAATCCCCTCTTTGAATCCGCTATCCATCACGATGAATCGCACCAGCTCACCATGTGAATTTTCCGGACGCATATTGAACCGTGTCAATAATTCTTTCCGCATGGCAACCCCGAGAGGCTGTCCAAACACATCGACCGAGTTCAACAAATACAAGTTGTTGTATCGGGTTTGATAGAGGTCATCCACTTCGCGCAATTGTATTTTGCCACATTTCTTGTCTTTTTCATCCGCCGGTGCCAAATACGCAGAGTCGTATCCTAGCCGGATACCCAGTATATCCATAAGCGCCGTTGCCAATAATTTGGTTGTACTTTTGACACCCGAGTAAACAAAATGCTTGAACCGCCGACCATAAATGCGCAAATCATCTTCATCCTGCTTTTCAATTTCCTCTATCATTCGCAAACATTTAGGTGAAATGGATGCCAGGATTTCGCGTGTCAATTGACGGTGTTCAGGTCCCGATTCAAAACTATATCGCGGGTCGGATGAGGCAAAATTTCCGGTTTTCTGTATACATTCCGCATTATACATGGGTATAAAGTCGGCGGGGTCGGGGTCAATATTTTCTAAATACGCATCTAAATTGCGGTCTTCATCTAGCATATCAGCAAAATCGGGAGTGAGTGTAGAAGACACAGAGTCGGGCGTTTCTGCCATTATATAAGTATGAGCAGACTTTTTACAACCAGACTTTTCTCGTATATAAATATATATTTCAATGTCCCAAGTAAGATTTAATTTATTGGGTGGACCATTCAATGGATATTCCCCGAAACAAACAATTACAAACTATAAACCAACAGAGGTGATTAATATGCGAAGAGTCATTACTCGTTCGTGGACTAATATTAACACTGCGGACACGGTCAACGCAAAAAAACGAGTACTAACCCCTTTTCGCGCGGCAAATAATCTCGGTGATTTCCTTGCTCGAAAGAACTATGTAACCGATGGCCCAAATCCTCAGTCTGCTTCGCGCCCTGGATATGGGAGATTGATTGGCAGTATTCGCCCAAATCCCGATAATAGTGGCGTTATTGGCGCCTCTTGTAATCCCAAGTTTGTCTCCGACAGCTCCGATTACATCAAGTTCAAGCGCCAAATTGCCACAATTCGCAATTACAATGACCTCTCTTTTGGCGGATACAACAACGCGTCCTATGTTGCCGCAAAGAAGAATGTATAAGCATAGAATATAATGTACAATTATTTAGTTGAATTCATTGGCACAATTTTCTTTGTTTATGTCATTTTGGCTATTGGCAATCCTCTTGCTATAGGTGCTGCGCTAGCTTTAGCTATTTTGTTGGCGCAAAAGACTTCGGGTGGACATTTTAACCCCGCCGTTTCTTTAGCAATGACATCTGCTGGCAGTTTACCGGTCACCGAGTTGTTCCCATATGTTACTGCTCAAATGTTTGGCGCATTGGTTGCGCACCAGTTGTTTATTCGTTTCAAGATATAAACGATTCTCATATACACTCTTTGATATCATTTAATCAAATGATATCATTTATTGCTTCTTGTAAAGCATTCGAAATAACATATAGAGGCCCAATACTGTTACCGAACCAACAAATAATTGTTGACCGGCATCCAAATCAACTTCGCTCGATTCATTCAAGTTCTTCATCGTTTCTTTAATATCTGGTGATATATTTTCGGCTTCGTAAACAGCAACATATTTTGTGTCTTTGCCAGCTTTACCATCAGTATCGATTGTTTTAATTGTCACAGGGACACATCTATCGGCACTAATCACCTTTCTACTCGGCATATTAATAGTTTGTGCATTATTGAAATCACGACTTGCTGAGTCAAATATGCTCATTTTTGAGCGATGAGCATCAACCACTGTATGTTGTGGATATTTACGTCCATTTGGACCAGTACATGTTTCGCCAGTATATTGAAAATAAATGCGGCCAAATGGAGGTAAGACCGACAATACTTGTTTCGACGGATTCCCTGCCAATGCTTTCTCGTACTCATTTACCTCATTGTTAATCGAGGCATAATCGGTGGCTTTAGGTCCAACAATATATGATGAATATTCATTCGGATTGTAGTTTCTTGTTGTTGTTGTTTGCTTGCTCGTGCTACTGCGACTGCGACTGCTCTTTTTTTTCTTCGGAATTTTCCAAAACCTCTTGGAGAATATTCCTGGTGCTTTTCTTTTCTTTTTCTTAGCCATTATATTTTACAACAAGAAACGATTTTGCCGAGGAACCCGTATACACGGACAGCAAATTATTCGTCTGACCTTTTCACTAAAATACTGTCAATAATCTTTTGATGGCCTTCAATGATGATTTTGACACGACATAAAAATCCCTCTTCTTTTGACCGATTTTCTTCAGTATACGCCGAATCAAACTTCAACAAGTTTAATTCATTTCCTAAAAGCGTAACTTCGCGATTCCCAATATACTGGTCATATGCGAGTTTTAAGCTTGTTTCGTTGGCATTAATGCCACTATTCACCAACAATTTTAAGTTGACTAATATGAGAGAATTGGGGTCGGCATCTTTGTCAATTTTGATTGGCACAGCGGGGGTCGTAGATTCGCGAATACTGCGTATCATATCTGTTTGTTTACCAACTTTCTCGAATGCCGCTGCTAATTCAATTGATTTACTTGCTTCTGGTATTTTACATGTCTCAATGTTAGTTGGTTCTTCGGCGGTGGTACCTTCTAAACCTTCGCGCAATGAACCCGGGTTCAACCAAAATCGGTCAACTAGCTCGGTGCCAATCAAATATGCAAAAAATAAAAAAACAACTAAGCTTACAAAATGTTTAACAATGTTTGTGAGTACCATCTTTTATATTATATACGGATTTTTTACATGTGGTTTTACATCTGTATTTGTATGATACAAATGCGTTATAAATCCGTTTTTTAGAATTAGTCAATGTTTCAAATGACGGTTTGTAACCACATGTGCGCCAATGTTCGGGGAAATTGTATGTTTTCACGCGAACAACATTCAAATTACGGTCAAACTTCTTCACAATTCGCGGTTCTAAATGCTGGACAAAATTGATGAGCTGTTGCCGCTTTTCCAATATATCCATCTTATTGTAATACTTCAAATCTTCGTATAACTGGTCAAAATCCTCTTCTTTTATGGCATGTCGCAAATAAATGCGGAACAATTCACGTTGTAAATCCCAGCGTGTCATTAGATTCTGGTTCACTATTTTGGCGCGTTTATCAAGTGCTAAATAACGCTTGTAATCAGAGACCATTTTGGTTCGTGCTTTCCATGCGCAATATGCGTCGATTTCAGCGTTGTCCATTATGTGGATTCGCTGCTCCTCCGGATGCGTCCCATACTTCCCAGTTATCAAGTCAATGTAGGTAAATAATTCAGTCATTTTGTATATTATTTTACGAAGATTGTGTAGTAAATAATCAATTTTTCACAATCCAGTTGTCAGTAGCCGTTTGGTACCCGCAAGGGTAAAAAATTGAAAAATAATTATTGCTAAAACATATTCAAAAACAACCCATATAAATAATAAAATGACCACCGCCGCAACTCAACGACCTCTTGTAATTTCCATCGAAGGTAACATCGGCACCGGCAAATCTACGCTGCTTGCCAATTTGAAAATCCATCTACAATCCAAATATCCCGATATAGCCGCCAAGATTCTCTTCTTGGAAGAACCTGTTGACGTATGGGGGAAATTTTGCGATGAAACCGGCACCAATATTTTAGAGAAATTCTACAAAGATCAACGCAGATACGCATTTACATTTCAGGTAATGGCATATATCACTCGACTATCCCTTTTGAAAAACGCCATCCGAGACAATCCCAATTGCGAAATCATCATCATCGAGCGCTCGTTGTGTGCCGACAAAAACATATTCATGGATATGCTTCATGACGACGGAATCGTTGAAAACATCGAGTACAACATTTACAGTGAATGGTACACCCAGTTCATTAGTGAATATCGGATGGACGCCGTGATATATTTGGATTCTATACCAACAGTTTGTCAAAAGCGAATTAGCAGACGTAGTCGTGACGGCGAAGACGCGATTCCGCTCGATTATTTGAAAAAATGCCGCGATTATCACAGCAAATGGTTGGTCGATACTAAATGCGCAACCGGATATTCACTTTATGACGACTCGGTTGTTTACACAATTGAACACGAGGAACAAACTTATCCGGTCTTACAAATCCACACAAATGCGGAAACCGATTATGCTGAGAATAGCACGGGATACTATTGGCTGGAGTCAATCTGCCTGTTCATCAAATACCGAAGCACTGAACTGACAACACAGATGGTTGAGGATGCCAATTTTGAACTCCTTATGAATTGGCGCAGAATGGTTAGCGATAAGAGCGACCATATCCACAAGCGGTTGCGTGAGATTTGTCCTCACACGCTATGTGTTGAAGAAAGTAATGATGTTGGACTTGACGGAGTCGTATATTTCAGACAATGCGACCGCTGTTATACAACATGGATGCTATAATGTTGTAAAATAAAGAGTGTGAAATCCTGTTTTTTTGGTAGTTCAATCATTGAACACGACATATTTGGTCATTATGTATGGCCGGTCTTGAAACCGAATATTGAAGTCATAGTAATAAGTATCGGCGTCGCCAATGGGCAATTGCTCCCACAAATCCGCAAAATACAAGTTCAGGATTCCTTGGTCATTCGTTCCCGAGTTTGGGTATTTAGACGCCAAATCGCACAATTGCTCAAATGTGTCGTCGCGAATAAGGTGCGTGTCAAACAACATGATTGTTGATTGGAAATAGTCGGCGTCCATATTCCAGCGCACTGACATATCTTCGACCAATTGTGGGTTCACGGGAAATTGGTGTCTTAGACGCCAGGCATATTCCGGGTATGCGTCCGAATGCGCCAACAATTTGTCAGGTTTTACACATGCCAAGATGGGCGCAATGGGTGCGTAAATCTTGGCACCACAATCGACGTAAAAAATGTAGTCCCATTGTTTGAAAAACGGCGTGAAAATATAAAACTTGTGATACTGGAATAGCTTGAATCCGCTTTTGCCGCATTCGGCGTTTGTTTTTTCTATGGCGGAAAGAGCCTCCGGTGTAAATGTGATGTCGGGACAATGAACCACTTGAACCGCGTGTTCTTTTATGAATGGATGAGTATCTATATTGGGCAAATCATTGCCAACCACAAGGACAATGGGGCCGTGGTAGCCCCCGATTTCAATTATATTTTCACAAGTAGTGATGAACTTGTCCAAATATCGGAAATTACACACAAACACGACGGCACAAGACATTTAGTGATTATTGTGGTTTGCGTTTATATTTTGTATGCCTCTATTATATAATGCAGGCAAAACAGATTTTACCCATGGAGTTATCTACCGAAACAAATCAGATACCTGGTACTTTTTCAAGCAAAATGAGTGGTGGAGCGGATGTCAGACCGGAGCCCCTTAGATATGGATTTGCGGGGGACAGTGTTAGTCCGGGGAAGGCCATTTTTGCCGGAGGTAAGAAGAGCAAGCGACAACACAATAGTAAGAAGAACAAGAGTAAGCGTAGACGAAATAACAAGAGTCGTAGGTCTCGTAGATAAACAAGATATCGTATAAAAAATCATATTTATCACCACGATAAATATTATTAAGGTCATGTAATTTCGGGTCATGTAATCATATATTGGTCGCAACAATTCTTGCGACTCATTGTAATATTGATATCCGGAAATACGGTTTTCACTCTACGTAAAATCTGTTTCCGTAATGATATCGGGTTAATTGTATTTGAAACCAGGTCGCCATAGTGCCGCATCAACCATTGTTGGGAACCGTCATAGTTATCACATTGTTGGCCATCTTGTAATTGTACACACATCAGTGTAAAATAACTCGCCGCAAAGCCATATGTCTTTGTATCGACAATATTGGTATAAATATGGTTATAGTATTTGTCCACAATTTCGTTGATATACATACCACGAAGCTGCTTATAAGAATATTGATAATCTTTTACATCCTTGTTTTCAATATATTTTCTCAAAGCACATACCAATATAATGAGTATTATTGTCATACTTAAACACGCATACATTTCGACTAGATAATTGTAGTATAAAAATACACAAAACTGTTTTCAATTATTTGATGGCAGCTCTTGTAAAAATTGTTCTAATTGAACTTGACAACTATTTTCACAACTTCCTTCTTGATTGATTTACATGCGGACACAGACAACTCCTCCCGCTTCTTGCGAGTCTTATTGTCAGTTGTTTCGCCCGAGTCTTCTACATTCTTCTTAGAAATGCTATTGCGCGAGTTCATATCTGCCTCAATGGCATCATAATGCTCCTCGATGTATTCTAGGACCCGATTATCAATGGCCCATTTGAAGAAGTTGAGCTGACCAATGGTCGTCTCCAAAAAAGTGTCATCGGCATAAGGTATCATAATTCGCTCTCTGCGCGAAAACGGGTCGAATCTGATTTTACTATATGCCTTCAATTCCAATTTATAACTATTAAACACCTTGAACCGCTCCATGTTTTCCTCACCATTATACACAGTACTACACCGATTCTTGGCGGGAATCGAATACACTGTGAAGTTTTTCTTGGCAAAATTGGTGACGAACCAGTCAATAATTCGCAACGAAGTGCGGGATTCGCCATTAATAATATTCATCATTTTCTCCATATTTCCATCCCGATTATAAAAATCCAGCAAATTATTTAACAAGAGCTCGTTTTGACTTTGATTTCTTTGTGATAGCATTTGTATTAGTAGAGGCGCGTTTGTTTAAATGCTTTTTACTAGAGTTCACTTTTCTACCACCCGGTTTTGCCGAGGATTTTCTAGACTTGGGCGAAGGCACATACACAGGTACGGACATAGACTTGGGCGAAGACACGGGTGAAGACTTGGGCGTTCCAACAAATCTAAATATAGCACATATTACGTTTACAAGATATTTTGGAGTATTATGTTTTTGATCAGATTTTATTCGTTCTTGTTCTACAGGGTCAAGTGTATTAAGAATATTTATAGTAAAATATCGCGATGCGTAATCCAACAATGATCTGTATGGTGTGAATATATCTTTATTATATTCAGTTGTATACTGTTCAATAAAATGTGTATTAATATTGTAAAAATAATAAACTATATCATTGATTGTTTTGTTTGTAATTTTGTGTTTTGTTTGTAATATTTCTAAAATAATTGGTACAAAGTGTTCTCTATATGAAACTACAATGTATGAAAAAGTTATATAGAATTGTATAATCATATAGAGTTCACATTTTTGTTTGAACGATTTATCAAGACCTTTTATATCATGAACAAACTGTATATCAAAGTCAAAACCTGTCCATATTTGTTCATCATGAGAGGATGATATGGTGGCAGAAGCTGATGTGGCGGAAGCTGATGCGGCAGAAGATGCCGACCCAGTAGATTGTATTATACATACATTACCTGGTTTATAATCAGTATCAATATATCCATGTTTAATATATTTTTTAACATGAATACTCATATTATCGTCAATTTTGTCAACAATCGTTTCAAACTCTGACTTGATTGGATACATACCATCCCATATTTTTGTAATTTTTGTAATTTCATTTTGTACATATTTAACAACATCAAAATCACACCGTTCTTGAAATACAAAAAACGTTTTTTTGAATCCATTATCGACAAGTGATTGTGCGGTTGATAAAAATCTGTTAAAATCACTTTCTCTGTCATCGGTTATATTCCATCGATGGTACTCATATTCTATTATTTCATTTGGTTCAACTATGGCCTTTTCTGATGACGGCTCTTTCTGACTAACTAAGGTCTTTACTTCTTCCATAATAACAATACCATAAATCTTGGTTGCCATTTGATAGGAGTAAAACCTTTCTTGTAGTCGTATATTTTCAATACAGTCTCTATATTCTTTGGGTGTATTTGTCATAATGCACGAAACAACAACACTGATACCACTACCTAACGATGGTTTTTGAACTTTTTTTATATCGTAAATCCCTATGTATATTTGTTGAAGCTGTTCAACTTCTAATGAAAAAACATCATTATTAAGATTTTTGTACTCAATCATTCTATTTCGTGGATAAACTCCAGCAGTAAAAACAAATTTGGTCGAACCTTTATTCAAATAATCATTAATATAAACGTTGTTCATGGAAGATGTTTTTGCTACCGGGGCTTTTGTCTTTTCTACCGGGTCCGACATTACTATATTATTTCACCCATATAAAGATTTGCCTCTAAACTATCTAATATGACTACGCGATATATTATTTTGACCAAGGATAGTGCTGAGACTGCTGACAACAATTCCGGCAATCAGCTCATATCAATTAATCGGTCTCTCACCTATTTGATGCCCTCCGTAAATACCGCATACTACGCTGAACGTGGGCTTTTCGAAAACAATCTTATCGAATGGTGTAAGCAGTTTTGTAGCAAAGACTCAATTTTCCTGGATATCGGCGCACACACCGGCAGTTATGCCATCACATTGGCACCTTTTGCGTCAAAAGTCTTGGCATTTGAACCCCAGCGTCAGACCTATTATGCCTTGTGCGGCGGCGTGGCTCTTAGTGGAGCCAGAAACGTTATATGCCATGAATATGGACTCGGCAATGAGTCCCAAGTTGGTACAAAAACACTCCATATTGTGAGTAATGATGGTGGCGGGTCCACAGTTTGGGCACCACCTGCTGACAAAGTCCTTGGTACGGAAGACATTCAGGTGAAAACGCTCGATTCGCTGAATATCCAAGAACGCATATCTTTCATCAAGATGGATGTAGAAGAGAATGAACTGTGCGTTTTACAGGGGGGAATGGAGACAATTGTGCGCGCGAAATATCCCAAAATCCTATTTGAGTCAAATAATGAGAATGCTGCTCTGTTCAATTATTTGCGAGATGTGTTGGGATACCAGATAGTGAAAGTGAGTGGGTATTTTAATATGTATCTGGCGACCATGTAATGTGCCCACCATGTAATGTGCCCACCATGTAATGCGCCGACCATGTATTGTGCCCACCATGTAATGACTTTTATTTCAATTGTCAAATAAATGAAATAAAATTAACGCGTATTTTTGCGGGTTTGATATTTGCCACCTTTTTTGGATGGCGACCGCGATTTACTTTCTTTCCCACGTTTCTTGGAACTATTTGGAGAAATGCTAAGACTTCGTTTTCTTTTATTATCGCGAGCAGTATTAATAATCGCTTGCCGCTTTTGATTTAAAATGTCTTCTCGCATTTGACTGTAAATATGTTCTTCTCCTCTAATTGGGTCTGAAGTAATCAATTTGGGTCTTCGAAAATTAGGTTCTTCCTTATGTTTTTGGGGTTTATCATAAAACCTAGACTTCTGTTTAACCTGGCTGGCATGTGGACTTTTTGGTGTCAAAGATTTATCTAGTTCTCCTCTAGCATATGCTGTCGACTTTCGTTCATTTGGAAGGAATCTTGTAGGAACACCAACTATCCGATTAGTATCAGCCAAAACTACAGCTTCTGCGGGAGAATCATCTTCATCCATTCTATGCCGTTGTTCCAATTCTACTAGCCCCATATCTACATTTTCAACAGCATTATTTATAGCAAGTTTAAGAGGTTCAAAATCACCGCCATAATTACGAGCCTTTTGTACTACAATTAACAATTCCTTTACCATATTTTTAATAGTTAGATTGCGTGTTTCTGTTGTATTGTATATTTCTGATAATTTGAAGTCTCGTAAAAACATATCAGCTGTTCTATCTACGGCACCGGGTTTATTATTGTCAATATCACTTCGCTGTGCTTGATGAGTATCTAACCAAGCCGCTATAGTATTCTGTATAACATCTAAATGTTCCATATTATTCAATTCTAATTTTGGGAGTGGCGGTGGCGGCGGCGGTGGCACAACTTTCATTTTCGGTTCACTCGCACGTTCTGCCATAGCATACGCGCTAACAGCATGAGTTCCTATATTTAAATTACGCCTTTCACCAATACCATATATTGTTTCCAAAACGCGTTCAAATTGAGTACCTTTTATTTTTTCGAGTCTGTCTCCTAAAAACGCGAGTAAATGAATATATCCAAAAGGCTTGATTATATATATTTTAGCATGATTCAACAAATCCAAATCGCTAAAATCAATACTGGCTTCTACATCATATAATGTAGGAAGGCTCGTAATATCACTAATACTGTCTTTAATCTTTGTCCGTTCTTGTAAATCTATGCGGGATTCGGTGAACAATGACTTCATATCTTTATACAACTCGCGATTCATAACTCTCAAAATATCTTTCAATGCTGGCCACATTTTCAAATTAGAAATGTGATTCTTAATATATTCATCAATATTACTCGATATTGTGGTGATTACTTCTTTCAAAAATGGGCTAGTATCCTGGCTTTTATAAACAACATCAATCATACTTTTAATATCACCGGGTGTCATACGTCGAAACTCATGGAATGGATGTTTCAAACAACACGAATTAAAATCCGCGCTTACTGCCAGGGTTGCCTTTTCATTTATAAGCATAGATAGTGGCCCCAAGCTCAATTTTTGAAATGATGTAAAATAAGAACTTTCTCCGGCACTCCTATTTGCGGATGATAATGTACTAGCAACTAAAATTGCGGATTCCCACACATGGCCAGCGCTACAATTCTGACTTGTTATCGGTAATCCAACTTCGCCCGTTCGTTTGGCGGATTCACAATGGTCCAAATCTTGAGAATCGATTCCGGGAATAAATGGCAAGCCAGTTAACGCGCATATACGCACATATGAATATATTTCGTCTTTGGTACAGTTTAATTTGCTTGTTATGATATCACTATATTTTGATATGATACTATCCAAAAATCGATACTTGCCCGTTTTTTCTCTTTCTAAGATATCTGTCCAAAAGTCATCTTCTGGTTGCTGTTGGTAAACTGATAATGCTGAAAATGTATTCATTATTGACCTTGAAGTAACTGGGTTTTTTGCTCCTTTATCACCTTCAACTAATACTTTTATTCCCCAGTTATTGGCAATTGATACAAGACTATTTTCTTTTGGATTAGTCGGAGTTAATAGAGGAGGAAAATGATTCTGCGCAGTGTCAATCTCTGCCTGTGAAAAAGTGGTTTTTGCTCGTTCTTTACCCTTAGAATCAGTTGACCTGCGGGTTTTTCCACGAGCTTTCTTTGGAGGCATTATATAATATATAAATAATTTATAGATACAACTTTCATAGTAGAAGAATCATGAAGTCATTATTGTATAATACACGATTGTGCTAAATTGTGCTTGTGTAACATTATTTTACATAATAATTATATACATGGAAACACCGGTAAAGTCTAAAATAAAGCCAGAAACCTATATTATTAGAGCAGGGACGATTCTTTATCGCGGTGATACGCCATTTTATATTGCCAATAAAGATGTTCAATCTCGGTTGCTTGAACAGAAACCAACATTCTTTGGTCTGGAGCCACATGATGTTAAACAATATGGTATTATTCATAGTTGGACAGTATCACAAAATATTGAACTATTACATTTAGATAATCCTGATGTAATGAAACGTATATATGATGGAGCACCCACACATGTGAAAGATGTGTTAGAAAATAATTATGGTTATAATCCAGAGACTAATATTATCGGTTATAGCAACTCTATTTTTGAACGGGACAAGATATTTTACGAGTATCTGTGTACAACTGGAAGCCCTGGTTATGCGTCTACCCGTGACGAAGGAGCGGAAATCAGTTCGTATGAAGTTATGATATGCGACCCCGCTAACTTTGTATTTTCTGACATTGTTTTACCGAGTGATGTTACAGACAACATGACATATATTGATAGTGAAATTAAAAAATATAATGAACGTATCAATCCGAAAGAGAATCTTGGAAAAAAGAAGAGGTCATCAGAATCAGTATTTTTTTTTAATGAAACGCCTCCATCCAAGCTTAGTGATTTTGCGTCTTCGTCAGTGGAATCTTCACCTGTGGTATATTCACCTGTGAAATATTCTCAGGTGGAATATTCTCAGGTGGAATATTCTCCTGAAGGTCAAGTTATGTATTCGCCACTAAAAATCCGAAGGGGAACCCCAAGTCCGATTAAGATGACGTCTGGAACATCATTTGTTGATTCACCTGAAAAAATGGCTCTATTTTCTTCACCTGAAAAAGAATTACCTTTAACAGTATTTGGGGCTCTATTTCCTTCACCCAAAAAAGGTGGTTCTAGAAAACGTAAAGTAATAAAAACCCGCAAATCAAAGAGAGGTAAATTACAATTACGCAAATCTCGTTCCAAATAATTATATTGAAATTGTTTTTGTTTATTACAAAATAAACAAAAATTATTGATAGTGCTTATGCTTATATGCGCTTGTTGGTGCTGAAGCTTGTTGGTGCTGAAGCTTGTTGGTGCTTACCATTTCCCAGAACCGCCACCCGTTTTCTTCACCATAATATTGTTTCCCTTGGCCTTTCGTTTGGCATTTGGGTCATATTCATCACCATCATCATCATCCGTCAGATTCTTCGACAATTCCCAGAACTCTTTTGCCCCAAGGCGATAATCTGGCCTCTCTTCGGCCTTGTACCAAAAGATTTGGTCGGTTATTTTATTCGACTTCGCATTGTTGTTCAAAACAAGCGCGCCATAATTCTCGGTCGTCTGGTCCATTACGGAACAAAATGATTCCAGCGTCGGGAACATCGACGCAAAATTCTCCCAAATCTTCTTACGATTTGCTAAATAATTCTCACGCAATATAAAAACATAGTCAATATTGGTGCGGAGATTCGGCGGAATACCCAGCGGGTATTGCATTGTGATGATCAACATCACTTTCCAATGTCTCCCGTTCATGAACAGAGCGCGCATAAGTTTATCTCTCGCCCACGTGTTATCATAGAGGCAATCATCAAGGATAACAAATGTGCGCGGGTCGATCGAACATTTCTTGTAGGTCTCCATTTCCTGATTACACTGCTTCATCACTGCCCTTTGTCGCCGTAGAACATTTTCAATAAGAACCGAGTTATATTCTTCGTGGATAAACAGTTTCGGCACGAGTTTTCCGTAAAACCCGTTACCTGCTTCTGTCCCAGATATAACCGTACCAATCGGAATATCTTGATGAAAATACAGCAAATCTTTGACCAAAAATGTTTTACCAGTGTCTCTACGCCCAATAAGCACAATAACAGGCCCTTTGTTTTCTTTTGGATCAAACGTTATTGACCGCATATCAAACTTCCTCAATTCAAGTGTCATTTAGATGAATTGAAATATAGGATTCTTTCATATATTTAAATGGTGTCTTTAACGCTCACGGATGTGTGTTTTGCTAAATATAGAGAGGCAGTCAATCACACAACTATATGCGTTTTGTATCAATATAAATAGTGATTGATTTAGGTATATAATTCCCGACCACGATGCGATTCAAACTAAATTACCAACGTGTGAGAAAACTCAATTTAGAAAAAATGGAAATTCAATATACCGAAACAGAGGAATTAGAGGAAACCGCCTACGACTACAATCCATTTCGTATTGCCGCACTACAATCGTATAATCCAATTTATAATCTATTTTTCAATATGGATTCCACAACTAGTCAAAAAATCACACTGAACCACCAATATTTGGCAACGAGTCTTGATTCGGTTGTAAATAGTAAGAACGAGTCTTCTGATGCCGCCATTTTTGTAAAATCGTCGCCTCTCTTAGACCCCCTCCATTTTCTTCGCGGCAAATACGATTTAGAAAATCCATTGATGAAACAGTTGCCTCTCTTGGAATCGACCGTCGACACGTGTTTTCCTAAATTATTAGATGTCAATAATTCCGCATATGTGGACGGATTCTTTTCATATTTGACTTCCATGATGCGTGAAACACATGGATGGATACATGGTGTTCAGTACTATGGGTCCTTTCTCGGAATCCAGTCCAGATTTAGATACAATATTGCCGACGATATTGAGTTTTTAGAAGACTCCGAGTATTTTTTGAAGAATAGAAGCAAGTATTTTGATTTAGATGATGAAGTTGCGTGTATATTCAATGAGAAAATGGGACCCGGTTCTCGCAGAAACCGCGACAAATTGACAATTGTGGGTGATGATACAATTGATTTGGGCGTAGAGGACTTGGGTGAAGATGCTCCGGATGACGTTACAGCAAATATCGCAGAAGATGATGTCGAATGTTTAGATGCTAATACAGTTGCCTCTATTGAACCAAGTAGCGAACATGTAGATAAACGTACTAGAACTTTGTCAACATCATCCTCATCATCCGATAGTAGTTTAGTATCCAATTCAACAGTTGATGATGAAGATAATGATATAGCAGATAATGCAAATAACGTGAATACCGAAGACACCGAGTCAACCACAGACGCCATCGAAGATGACGATAGTGATAACTATACTGACTACACGGACTCCGAAGAGAAATTATTCGCATATTTACACGATTTCCCGGTTCAGCTCATTTTTCAAGAAAAATGCGTCGGAACATTCGACGATTTGCTAATGCGAAACCAAATCAGCGCAAAAGAAATAATCGCCGCGCTATTTCAAATTACAATTATTCTGGCAACATACCAAAAAATGTTCAACTTTACCCACAATGACCTCCACACAAACAACATTATGTACATAAAAACCGATCTGGAACATATCCATTATAAGTTGAACGACACCATTTATAAAGTCCCCACATATGGCCGCATTTTCAAACTCATTGACTTTGGTCGCGCCATATACCAATTCAATGGCCACCAATTCTGTAGCGATAGTTTTGCCGAAAGTGGTGATGCCAATACACAATACAACTGCGAACCATATATGAACGCAAAAAAACCGCGAATTGACCCCAATCCCAGTTTTGACCTGTGTCGACTCGGTTGTTCCCTCTATGACTTCACCATGGAATCTGACTCAAAAGAACTGAAAGCACTCGTAGATAATTGGTGCGAAGACGATTCTGGCAAGAATATCCTCTATAAATCCAGTGGAGAAGAGAGGTATCCCGGATTCAAATTGTACAAGATGATTGCGCGATGTGTCAATAATTTGGTGCCGAAAGATATTCTGTGTCGACCCATTTTTGCCAAATATCGTTTAGCTGACCCTGACGACCAGACACTATTGATTGATATTGACGCGATGCCAACCTATATGAGCAACAACAAATAAATAATATTTGAGCGTAGAATATTAGAGACTATATGCCCCATATACCATATGGAGCATATTGATAAGATTATTTATATAAACATGGATGCGCGCACAGACCGCCGCGCCGAATTAGAAGCAGAGTTTGCGCGCATAGGCATCCCCAATGACAAAATCATGCGATTTCCCGCCTCCAGTTATTGTGGATGCCCCAATACGGGATGTCTTGTGAGTCACGCAAATGTCATCCATTTAGCATATGAGATGGGATACCAGAATGTACTTGTATTAGAGGATGACTTCAGATTCATCGAAGATGCCGCCAAAGTAAATGCCGATATTTGCGCGTTTTTTGAAATGAAACTGGATTGGGATGTATTGATGCTTACAACATGCTCGGCAGTAGTTATACCGGAATATGTCGGCTACTTGGCATCGCGCATATCATCTTCTACAAATGGCGCCGGCTATTTGGTAAATCGCTCAATAATGATGGAACTTACTGAGTTATTCGATGCCAATGTAGAAAACCTTTTCAATACAAAAGCGCATTGGTTGTATCAGAACGATATATTGTGGAAGTCGCTGATGCCAACGAAACAGTGGTATATGTTCAACCAGTATTTGGGATATCAGGTAAGTGGATATAGCGACCTCTCACAAGACCAGAAAATCGCAATTGTTCCACAAGTATTCAATGTTGAGAATGTTATTGAATGGATAGAAGAAGTCCAGGCTGACCATATGAAGAAATACAACTATTTGGAGAAACTCAAACAGGATATAAAAACTATGAAGTGATAATATAATGCCACCAGTTCACGAGTCAGTAATACTATGCTATCCCGCAATTTCCAAAATCGCAAAAGCTGACATCAATGTATATCAGTATACTGAATCTATTTGCGCAACCCAACTCAAATACCAATATGACTTGTTGTTACATGTATTGAAAACCCATAAAATCGATTATAAAATGTTACCTGCGTCAACACCAGACTCAATATTTATGCAAGACCCTTTCATCATAACACCGACACACATCGTGATTGGTCGATTTAAAAATCAACTGCGAATAGAGGAAACAAAAATGATTGAAAAACACTTGCGTGATATAAATATCGGAAAAGTCCGCCAAGTTTACAAAATCAAACGAGGTTATTTAGAGGGCGGAGATTACCTATACCATAATAATACCACATTCATAATGGCGGGACAACGGACTAGTCGACTCGCCATTCGAGATATGATGTATGCCGATGTATTTGGCACGCCCAAGATTGCGCGAATAACACCCAACAAATCGTCGACAGACCCTATGAAAAAACATCTCGACCTGATTCTCGGGTTTATTGACAATGTTGCAGTATTGTGGTCTGGGGCAAAAACATACTTGGTTGATGTTTTTGACAAAGCTGGAAAACAGATTGCCTCTCTTCCATTGGAACATTATTTGAAAAATCTGGGATATCGGATATTTGAAGTGTCCAATACCGAACAACAAATGTATAGTTGTAATTTTGTGTGTTTTGACAAAATTGTATTGGCACAAAATCCGCGATTGGCAGATGCTACTAAAAAACAAGTTATTGTGATGTCTGTAAGCGAACCCAATAAAATGGGTGGCGGGCTCCATTGCCTGGTAAAAACCATATACTAATGTGATTTCATCACACGGTTGTTACGCGTTTTCCCACAATTGCGTTTGTTTCCCCAAGTACGTTTGCGCGTTTTTTTGCGTCCTCCTTCCGAATCATATGGGTCTAGTCCAACTCGGTGTCCTTTGCGACAGCAAAATGACCCATATATTGAAACCTTACCAATTTCACCAAGTATGTCAAATAATTTGGCCGGATAAATAGATTTACCTTGTGAAATCTTTCTGTAATCCGGAGATTTGTTTAAAAAAGCTTTATACAAATGTTTAATCATAAGAAAAGGAAACCCTCCTTCATTCAGTTTATACCCTTCTCTGTTTTCAAATAAATTATTATTATCCATTTGGATTATATTCAACATTTCATTAATCATTAAATCAAACTCATGTTCACCTGTATGAACAGTAAATAAAATTGAAAAATTGGCGTACAAATCTTCATAATATTTCGTCTCAGTTGAAAGAGTTTGAATACATTGACCAATGTCCCGTTTATCTGTTAATCTTGTTGAGTCATAACATTTGAATGATTCTGTCATGGATCGATCGGAACCCACGCGACAATCTTTGAGTTTTTCTTCAATCTCCATCTTTTTCGCATTTAGAAATGTTTGAGCCATAGAAAAAAGCTCTTCTACATCATGTACATCTTTTTTAGTATAAACTTTCTTTGGATTTACGGTTTGTTCTTTATAATATTCACGCCATTCAGCAGAACAACACGTCATTGGTCGTGAAATACGCCCCAATACGTTTATTTTGGCTTCCGGATTCTCATCAAAATCAGATAAAATTTCGTTCTTTTTATTTTTTAAATCTATTAATGAAGCATCAATATCGGACTTTTCAATGTCTAACTTTATTTTCATTCTTTTATAATCGGCGCACATATGTTCTCGAAAACGTGTTTTATCAACGCGTTTTAATAGTTTATTTCCACTATAATGTTGCGTAAGTGCGTATTCTTTACTAATAGGTATTTGACTGCCCCACGCAAGTATACCTGAAGGACCACTATTATATACAGTATCTGGTACATATCGCGGATTAATATCTTTTCGAGTAACTACATCTTCTCCTCCATGTCCAGTACCAAGGACGTTAATTTCTAATATATCACGAATCGTTAAATTGCTATCTGTTTTTTTTTCATGTTCATGAAATATATACGATTCTAATAAATCTGAAACATATTCAATAGCTTTTTCGTATTCTTTTTCCTCGAGTATTGATGTAATTAATCCTTTGGCAAAATTAATTCCATCAATACTATTTGCAGATGAATTGTATTTTTCATATTTTGTATAAAACCGTTGATATGGAGTTATCCTTACACTTTTGCGGAGAGGTCTATTATAATAAAAAACTTTTTCACCATCTTCCCATTTTTCCCAACGTCCATATTTGAACAATTGTGTTTTGACAGGACTGATTAATGATTCAGATATAGATCTTTCATTTGGCGGTCTTTCATTTGACGGTCTTTCATTTGATGGTATTTCATTGGACAGTCTTTCATTTGAACCCGGTGAAAGTTTTCTTTTTTTCCCCAACCCAATATCCATAATGTTGTTATATTTTATACCAACATTATACTTAGAAATCCGCGCTAAAATCAAAAACATTACTAGCGACTTCCTTGTTTGCCATTGCATACTCGCTATTTGTGCGTTCAAAGAAATTAACTTTACTATCCACACTAATTAATTCCATGAAATCCAGCGGATTCGCCGCGCCATAAATCTTTGGCACCCCCAATTGAACACATAATCGGTCACCCACAAACTCCACATATTGCGACATCAACTTCATATTCATTCCAATTAATCGGCACGGAAGCGCAACTGTGATAAACTCCTTCTCTATTTCCACGGCTTCGTGAACAATATTTTGCGCATCAGTCTTGTCCAGCTTCTCAAGCAATTTCCCATAAAGCATAATCGCAAACTCGGTATGAAGTGCCTCGTCGCGACTGATAAATTCATTAGACAATGTAAGACCGGGCATTAATCCGCGTTTCTTAATCCAATAAATTGCCGCAAAACTGCTGCTAAAAAATATTCCCTCTACACATGCAAACGCAATTAGTCGTGTAGCAAATGATTTGTTGTTGGAATCGTGTGTAATCCATTTTCGCGCCCAGTCAGCCTTTTTCTGAATACACGGAAATGTGGTAATTGCCGAAAACAGTTTTCCACGGGTTTCACGGTCCTTGATATAAGTGTCAATCAAAATACTATACATCTCAGAATGAATATTCTCCATGGCAATTTGGAATCCGTAAAAAGCGCGGGCCTCCGCCAATTGTACGTCTGCCATAAACCGCGTCGCCAGATTCTCCATAACTATTCCGTCACTTGCCGCAAAAAATGCCAATACCATAGATATAAAATATTTTTCATCATCGTTTAGTTTGCTCCAGTCACCGAGGTCTTTTGATAAATCGACCTCCTCCGCTCTCCAAAAACAATCGACCTGTTTCTTGTACATTTTCCAAATGTCTTCGTCTTTCACTGGGAACATCACATATCTTGAAACATCTTCGTGTAAAAGGTAGTCAATGGGGGCGTCGTCGGTATTCATCCTAAATAATATACTTCGTAGATTTTATGTTTTTATCAGAAAACAAATATAGTATTTTTCTTGGAGAAAAATGTGATTTTAAACGCACTTGGTCAACCAACAAATATGTAGATGAATCCGTTTATTAACCAATAAATTAATCAACGATTTATGTAATAATGAGCAATCCAGTACAAGTCCCAGCCAATTTAGACACAAAAATCATATATAAAATGTCATTCATCTACAAATCACTTGAACAGGGATGGAGTGTGAGAAAACGCGACGGTAAATATATTTTTCAAAAGTCTCATGACGGGAAAAAGGAAGTATTCCAAGATGATTATTTAGAAAAGTTCATTATCGAGAATTCGTCAATGGATTCGCTGAAGTAAACAGCCGAACCATTTCAATAGTTTCCAGGTTTTGTTTAGCAATAATTCTTTCCATTTGTTTAGCGATTTCTTCTTCCAATACCGGCAGACGCATATACAACATCGGATTCACGCTATAACTATATTCATTCACGTATTTATTGTAATTGAATACAATAACTATGACACGAGTAATAGCGCCATTTTTGCTGAATAATTCTTCAAAATTAATATGACAATTTGGGTCGGTAATTATACACAGCATACTGTTGGCAACAACTATGTAATAATCAACCCTCACGCCGGATACATACAATGGAACCGAATGTACAACTCCATCAAACTTGGTCTTAATAAAGGCACATACAGCTTGTTCTTTTGTCTTGTATTTTGACTGGAAAGAGAGAGGGTCATCTGGATACATTGACAAAAAACAATTTGAACAATAACCTTTGAACCTGGGATTCCCTGGATTTTCACTACACAACTTTGCCGAGCATTTTGCCGAGCCGGGCGCAGAATATTTATGTTCTTGTCGTGCCAAGACATTTTTCATTTCGTCCAATTTGTGTTCACTACAATACACGGGATACCCCATTTCAGTCCCATAGATGGGACGTTCGCGACAGCCAATATATTTACAAACTCGCGGCATTTTACTAAATACTGCCCCGATAATAAAAAGTCGGGGCAAACATGGACTATTTGAAACACATTTTCAAATATAATTGTTGTTATAATATTCTAGATTTATTGCCTACATATGTGTAGTTATTGCGCATACTATTTTGAAACTTTTTTAAATTGTCAATATTTTTTTTGAGCGTTAAGTGCGCAATTATTTAGGAAAAATTATGTTTTGGAATTATATAAAAAACATGGGAGGAGCACTTATGCAATTAGTCGCCTACGGCGCACAAGACGTTTTCCTGACTGGAAACCCCGAGATCACTTTCTGGAAGGTGTCTTACAGACGCCACACCAACTTCGCGATGGAGTCCATCGAGCAGACATTCAACGGCCAGGCCGATTTCGGTCGCCGTGTGTCCTGCACAATCTCCAGAAATGGAGACCTTGCTTACCGCACCTATGTCCAGGTTACTCTCCCCGAGATTAACCAGGGTATGGGAACCTCTGGCACCGGCCCTGTCTATGCCCGTTGGTTAGACTACCCCGGTGAGCAGCTGATCGCCCTCGTTGAGGTCGAGATCGGTGGCCAGAGAATTGACCGCCAATATGGTGACTGGATGCACATCTGGAATCAGCTTACCCTCTCATCTGAGCAGCAGGCTGGTTACTACAAGATGATTGGCCACACCACTCAGCTCACCTACTTGTGTGACCCCGCTTTTGCCGACATCAACGGCCCTTGCGCGGCCACCGGTGGCCCCAGCCAGGTTTGCGCTCCCCGCAAGGCTCTCCCCGAGACAACCTTGTACATCCCCCTCCTCTTCTGGTTCTGCAGAAACCCCGGCCTTGCTCTGCCCTTGGTCGCTCTCCAGTACCACGAGGTTAAGATCAACATTGACTTCAGACCCATTGGCGAGTGCTTGTGGGCTGTTAAGTCTTTGTCTGATACAACTGGTGCTTCCCAGGCTGTCACCACTGCTTACCAGCAGTCCCTTGTTGCCGCCTCTATCTATGTTGACTTCATCTTCTTAGATACTGACGAGCGCAGAAAGATGGCACAGAACCCCCACGAGTACCTCATTGAGCAGCTCCAATACACCGGTGATGAGTCGGTTGGATCCTCGTCCAACAAGATCAAGATCAACTTCAACCACCCCTGCAAGGAGCTCATCTGGGTTGTTCAACCCGATTCCAACGTTGACTACTGCAATGCCTTGGAGGGTAACTCTACCTTGTACAAGGTTCTCGGACCCCAGCCCTTCAACTACACTGATGCCATTGATGCTCTCCCTCCTTCGATTGCCGTCTTCGGTGGTCAGGCCGAGACCTCTGGTGCCACCGCCTTCATCTCTGGAGGTGTCTTCCAGATGCCCGGTGCCGTTGACGGTATCGTGTCCGGTGCCCAGGGCAATGCTAACGGATGGGACCACAGCGTCTTTGATGCTAGTCCTGCCCCCAACAGTGGCTCCCTCGTCTCCGATGCCGGCACATTCGTGCTCGCTGAGACTGCCCTCAACATGCACTGCTGGGGCGAGAACCCGGTCGTCACCGCTAAGCTCCAGCTTAACGGCCAGGACAGAATCTCTGAGCGAGAGGGTTCTTACTTCGACGTTGTCCAGCCCTTCCAGCACCACACCCGTGCTCCCGATACTGGCATCAACGTGTACTCTTTTGCCCTCAGACCTGAGGAGCATCAGCCCAGCGGCACATGCAACTTCTCCAGAATCGACAATGCTACCCTCCAGCTTGTCCTTTCTTCGGGAACTGTTGTTGGAACCAACACTGCCAAGGTCAGAGTGTATGCTTACTCTTACAACGTTTTGCGTGTGATGGCAGGTATGTGTGGCGTAGCATATTCGTAAAATTTAATGCGAATAAATGTGCGTTCAAAAGACGCGCAAGTGGATTCAAAATCTGCAACATCTCCAAATTGCGGGAAACCCCTCAAGGTATAAAATACTAAGCTTGTCAAGAAATTGATAAGTGGCTTATGATAACAACATAAGGTACAGTAAAAAGTTTTATATTATAGGGCAATCCGCAGCCAGTCTTCTAAGTCCGTTATGATAGGATATGAAGGCGGTTCAACGACTAAATGCTGATGGGCGTGAGAAGAATAATTACCTTCGACGATCGCTTAAGATATAGTCTATTCCCACTCGAGAGAGTGCTGTGCCCTTTTAAAAAGCACAGAGTAGCAACATCCGGAAATGTTTGTTGTGTTATTACTGGTATTAAAGCTTAAATTTCCAATTGTATTTGATAAAAAACAATGTTTTTTTATCAACCCTTTCTTTTGTCAGAAAGCAATCTTATATGTTGTGCTTTGTATTCTTCATCGCTGTATTTTTTCAGCATATTATCCTTTTGTTTTTGTTTCCGCTCCTGTGCTTCTTCATGCATTTCATTTGGTGTTTTTTTATTTTTATTTTTTGCGATTCGGTGTATTGTTCTTTCACCTACGTCCATTTTACCCGTATTTTTATTAGAGTTATGAATGATTGTAAGCTTATTTACAAAGTCATCAAATAACATGTCAAGTTTCATTACGTTACATTCAAAACAACATGGTCTGATATTTTCAGAGACATACCCAATATTGTTATCAAATCTGTCTATACCATTTGTATGCATATTGCTAGCTGATTTATTGCAAATATAACAATTGCGGGTTATAATATTGTCATATTCTTCGTTAGTCATTTGAAAATTATAACCAAGTTTTTCCGCTCGGATTTGATAATCATTATAATCACAACTAGTGTGATTTGGAAAAATATCCGGGTATAAATTGCCGAAAATGCGTTTTTGTATTGTTAAAATGTGTTCGACGCGTTGTATAAATGTTATATTGTCAAGAGAACCTTTAATAAAATTACACACCTTACAACAACTCACACAATTTTCAGAGATATATCCTTCTTTCTGATTTTTACGGTCAATTCCATTAAACCCCTTTTCTTGAATAATTGCACAATAATAACAGGGTTGTTTTACAAGTAATTCAAACTCATCCAATGTAAACTCGAAAGGAAGTCGATATTCATCCGCCCTTTTTTGATACATATAAAACGAAGCAGGAATACTTTTCTTTTTGTTTTCATTGTTTTCAGCAACTTTTTCCGGATTATTTTCACGCCATTTTGCGGCATTCTGCGCATTTCTTGCCATATATTCATCATAATTGCCTTCAATTTGACGTTGTCGGTAATTCAAAGTCTTCAATGCCACCTTTTCGTAATTATTTTCATTCCATTCATTCTTAACAGCCACCCGCTCTGGCTTTTTCGAGTTTTTCCTGTCCAAGTCCCGCACATGTTCCTTGTCACGCTTCTCATTTTGCTTATTAAACTCATCGCGACACAACCTACATGTCTTGGTATCCTGACCATTTGCGCCCACATAATAATCAACAGGATTCGACTTACAACAAACCGAACATTGCTTTTGTCCATCGACAATATCCGATACAATAGCACGCCGTGCGGCGTGGTCTCGCACCCGCTCTTTTTCCAAACATTCCGCACAACTCCGGTTCAGATAGTCCGATGACAACTGGACACGACATCCGCGCAAGTACTTGGCACAAGGTCGTGTCCCCGCGTTGGTACATTCGTCCACAAACAAGCAAATCTGATGGAGTCCGCAATACGCATTGTCCGCGGATTTTGAATAAGTACATCCAGGTTTTCCACAGAGGACAACAGCGGTGCGTAGTTTTTCGCGATTGGCCGCACCTCGACCATGACATGTAGAACACTGATTTATACCAGGTTCCATAAAATACATCTTCTTACAACCAGAGCACAACCGTGTTTGCTCGAGCATTGCGTCACTATAATTATTCATATACTGGTGATTCTTACAGAATCGAGAATCAGGTTGATAATAATTGCGACATCCGTTGTTATTGCGGTCTTTTGCCAAACACTTCATTGTAATATAATTAATGAGTTGGGATAAATATAAGATTTCAATTTTATATGTAAAATTGAAAACGTAAGTTATATAATTATTAATAATATCCCACATATGGCATTTACTAAGAATATTGATGAACTGGTGGATATGTTCAATACCCAAAAAATTAATTTAACCAAATATGTAAAAAAAAACTTTAAAGAAGGCGTAAACTTTATTGAACAAAACCAAGCGGAAAAGTCAAATCAGAGAGGTGGTCACAATCGCATATACATGTTACTTACCGAAGACGCATACAATCTAGTAAAAAATACATACAATCTCAAAAACCGGTATATAAAGAAAATAAATGAAAATTGCGGCCATGTAAATGTTGTCATGTGTATCGAAACCCAGACAATTGGTTTTATAGAGAACTCGTTTTCAGAAGCACTCCGATTAACTCGTCAAAAACGGTTTGGAACATATTATATTGATTTGTATTTTGAAGATTACAACTTGGCGATTGAATGTGATGAAAACGACCACAAAGACCGCGATATAACATATGAACGCACCAGAGAACAATATTTATTAGAACAAAATATAACAATAATACGATACAATCCAAATGACAAGAGATTTGATTTGTCAAATGTATTGCGGAAAATTACAAAAGTATTATTTAGTAAGTCCGAGACGCCGAGTGTTATCAAAGTCGATTTTGATTCGTAATTAGTTTTGAAAAGCAAAAGCAACTAATAAAAATGCATCGACAATGTTTGCTTTTTGTTTTTAAAAGCAAAAAATATGATGCTTTTTTACTAAAAACTATTTTAGTAATAATATAAAGCAAATTTACTTACTATAATAATGACATCAAGAAACGAAGAAGAATACCGATTGAAACTTGAAATAGAGAAACTAAAACTTGAATTGGAAAAAAAGGACAACGTGTCCGATGAAAAAATAAATCTATTAATAAAAAAAATGGGAATCAATACATTATATGAAAAAATAGACAATATGGAAAAGCATATTTTAGAATTAGTCAAGAATCTTGGAACGACTGCCCCCAAAACCATGACCGGATTCCAAGAACCCCTGATAAACCTCGGCCCCCGAGTCCAGCAAATCCATCCCGACACAATGGAATTGATAAAAGTCTACGAATCCGCCTCTCAATTAATGACCGAAAACCGCGTCATAAAACGCCCCAGTTTGACCAAAGCCGTGATTGCCAATACAATTTATTGCGGATTTCGCTGGATGTTTGTAGAGAGAGACCAGGACGCATCCAAAACCGACTCGGTACAACCAACGAAACAAACCCGCGTCCAAAACCTCGGATATATTGCCAAATTAACCGCCGATGAAACCGAGGTTTTGAACGTCTATCTTGACCGTAAGACAGCCGCACTCATGAATGGATTCGAATCATCTGCCGCACTAGACACACCCGTGAAAAACGGCACCATAGTCAAAGGTCATGTATACAAATTGTTCAGCGATTGTGAAACCGCTCGCATCAAGTTCATCGAGAAACATGGAAAAGAGCCTCTCCTCTATAAGAATGGATTCGGCGTATTTGACCAAGATGGAAAACTAGTTCGCGAATATAGTAGTAGATATGATTGTATAAAGTTCGAGAAAATCAGCGACAAAACAATTACAAAATCGATGAATAAAAATGCTCCATTTAATGGCGCGCTTTTCAGAAACTTGGGACAAAAACTTCATTTCATATAAATCTTTAATCATCTAAACACGCCTACAAACTAAACCGGTCGGCACATTCTTCCAAACACATATCGTCCCATTCCATTCGTTGAATGGTCTCAGTTCCGTCGCGCGTATATCCAATCCACACCCCCGCGTTTCCACCTTCCTCGTGCCATTCATTTTTCACCCAGCATGACGGATATTTGGTCAAAAGCCCTGCCAACCAATTAAAGTTGGGTGCCCAAGCAGACCACATATTTAATTCAATTGCCCCTCGGCCTCGGCGATACACCTTAACATGGTTCAAATATGAGTCGGTTTCCCCCACCATAAATTCATTCCGAATAAGTCTATCAATCTCTTTATGGTCGGCAGTAATAGTAATATGGTTCTCGCAATCATTGGGCATTATAACCTAATATACTTCAAATATTTATATTGATATACAAAATACATAAACCCAGGTTTTCACTACTATTTATATGGAACTTGCACAAGAATATAATGAAAAGTACCTTGAAATGCTTATTTACTTAGAGGACCTAAAACAAATCATCGCCGACGAAACCGCGTTCGAAGGCAACAGTTTCTACCATCATCAAACATTAAATGAATACCCCGAATTGTACAACAAACAACTCAATCTGTTTTGGTGTGGGAAACAGGCACGTGCCAAGATTTGCGAAATTGGATTCAATGCCGGACACTCGGCAATGCTGATGCTGCTGTCATCATCCGCCACAACATTCACAATATTTGACATTGACCATCACAAATATACGCGACCATGTCTAGAATATTTACAGTCGGCTTTTCGCAATATTGCGTTTGAATATAACGCGGGAGACTCGACGCAAACTATGCCAAATTGGATAAACGACAATCATTCAGAACAATCAACATATGACCTTGTTCATGTAGATGGCGGACACAGTGAGTTTTGTGCATCCAATGATATGAAGCACGCGGACATATTGTTGAAACCGGGTGGAATTATGGTTGTGGACGACACCGACGCACCGCAAATAAACACACTTGTTGATGTCTACTTGGCTTCTAGAAAATACGAGGAAATTATTGTCTTGAAAACCTTTGGATATCCGCATCGTATAATACAAAAATACTAATCCTGTGTAAAACAATAACCAAAGTTATTTATTGTTTTATTATATCTGTGCCTTAGGGTCGTGCCTTAGTGTCGTGCCTTAGTGTCGTGCCTTAGTGTCGTGCCTTAGTGTCGTCCCTTAGAATCCAGGATCCCCAGTAAACACATTGGCCGCCGATGGAATCGCCGTTTTCTCAGTAATCGCGTCAATGAAACCGCCTACTGGTTTATTGAGTGTCATTACTGAAAATACCGCAACGCCACACGACAACGCAACAACGGCAGAATCACGCATCAACTCTTTCATCGGCCGCATTTCTTTTTGGATAAACTTCATCTCAATAATCTTTACAACAATGTAAAAGATGGTGGTCACCAAAACAATTGAAGCAATTGAATCCATTTCTAAATAGAGTTATTTTTTAAACCATTTTTTTACGCAAAGTCCTCGATGCCTAAATCTATATTGTCGCCGCCGCCGGAGGCGGCAGCTCCGCCAAACATGGGATTCAAATCCATTGCGCCTAAATCCAAATCAACATCATCGCTTATTTTGATTCGGTCATCATCATCATCCTCTTCTTCGGCGCGTCGCTGATTATATCGCATCGTGCTAATATCATCAAGTCGCTCATCTGTTTTTGGCGCAACTATTTCTTCTACACGACCATCATCATTGAGTGCCTGGTCAATATCATTGAATGACAACTTGGTAATAACCGGTTTGTCATCAATATTGGTAATGGATGGAACAACACTGGGTGGTTCGGTATCTTCGGTTTTGGTAGACGCCGTATCATTTGTTGACACCTCCTTATCGGTAGCACCTTCGGTAGCAGCACCAGCACCTTCGGTAGCACCTCCATTAATAACCTCCTCTTCCTCTTGCTCAATAGAAACGTCTAAATATGCCCGGACAATAGTTTCGGTAGGAATGCTATCACGAATAGTGCGCAAAATACACTCCTCCACTATTACCTCAAATTCACGATGATTGCGTTGTTGTACAATCGCGGTAGCATACTTGTCGAACAAATACGCATTACGATACACTTTACTAGCAACGGTGATGTAAACTTTATGGATAAAGTCATTCAACTTTGGGATAGAAATGTCAATTTTCTTCTGCCGAGTACCGACACGAACGCAAGTAAGCACTTTCAGTTGAATAATATGAACACATGTTATCAAATCTTCTAAATATCCACATCCCGATTTCTCCACAATACGTTTCTTCTCATCTTCAATAATGTTTGAGTTCCATTTTGGCACGCGACACAAGAAATTCTGGAATGTCATCAAATATTTCTCCAGTTCATTGGTTTCCATACTGAGTTTCCACGACTCGGCAAAAATAGAGCGCACTCCCTCCATTATGAGAGGCGTCAAAATCGCAACTAACCGACTACACCATTCATTACGCGACTCGTTCAAGTTTGACAACACAAAATCATCCATTTATAAAAACGAAATATTTTTTAAATCCGCGTTTGAACGAAGATAAATAAAGTCGAACAAGTACAACAACAGCATTTTTTCAGAACGAAACTCGCCCTTAATTTTGTTGTAGCAAAATCGCAACTTTACAAGCCGGACATTATCAACTATCGTCGCTAAAAACTCCAAAACATCCAAACAAGAAATCCCGTCCTCATAGAGGTGCTCGGCTATCTCGATGAATTGTTTATGAGTCCGTGTCTCCGTCGCGCCAACAATTTCGGCAATGCGCCGATTAGTACGTTCATGATGCTCATCACCAAGGTCTCCGTAAACAGCATTGTTCTTAATAATATGTAAGCTCTGGTAAATGGGTGCATTATGCGCAAACTCCGCCGTGTTGTTGTCGGGCACATAGATTTCGCAAAATCGCGACAAAATAGGTTTCAACAATTTATACTTGTTTTCGACCACGATGAAAAATCGCGTATTGTTGCTAAATAGTTCAATACAACGGCGCAAGGCAGACTGGGCATCAATCGTCAATTCATCGGCATTATAAAGGACAATGCTCTTGAATAAGTTATTGTCATTACACTGAACATTCGTCTTTGAAAAATGCTTTAGTTCTTCGCGGATGAACTTGATGCCCTTCCCATGAGCACAATTCACAAACATGACATAGGTTTTCACGCGCAAGCGGTCTCCATGATAAATCCGATAAATAAAATCACCGACGATGGTTCGTTTGCCAGACCCAGACGACCCATGAAAAATAATATTGGGGATGCGTTTCGAGGCAATAAAATTGTCTAGTTTTTCAACAACGGATGATGCCATGATTTACATAATTAGTGGGCGGTCTTTTATTTTCTTTTAGTACAAATCAATCAATCCAGCAACTTCACGGTCCCCATTTGTTTAGTGAATACGTACCTCTCATGATACATGGTTCTCCGGCGCAAATTACAATTCAAACATGCGATTTCTACATTGTCCGTATTATGTCCACGCGTATTGTCAATTCGTTCAAGTGTCCATTGGTTGGATTCGCGCACATGTTCGTAGAATAGCATCGCCTGTTTCTGACAATAAAAACACAGCATTTTACGGTCGGACATCAACTTAATCACGTCATCAAACCGTACAAACTTGGATTCATCGTATAAAGCTTTCTTCATATCTTGCGATTTGTATCCCGAAATCTTGGCACAAACTTGGCGGCGTAGTTCTTGAAAAACGAGCGTTTCTGGGTCATCTTGAGCTAAAATACACTCCAATTGCGTATCATAATTTAAATATTTCGGGTCCAATTTCCATTCTTCCATGGTTTTGCGAATCGGTTTTTCTTTTTTCACAACAGACACAATATCAGTCTTTGGTGCCTTCATCGAGAAATCCACGACCTTTGTTTCCATATTCATAATGTATTGTAATAAAACAATATAAACATTTAACCATAATAATATAAAGAAACATCACTAAATTATGTTTAACGAAACCGACTCCATTAATGATGTATTTAAGAACGCCGCATCAGCAGCAGAAGCTCCGCCACCAAAACCAGATTCCACAATTCCACCCGACACAAAGATTATGAACAAATATAAAAATCATATGATTTCGGCGGCGGCATTAGAGGAAGACAAAGCCAATTCATCACTTACCCAAATTGATTTGCTCCTTGAACAAGAGAAAAAGGCGCTAAGTACGGAACCCTGGAATAAATTGGACAAACGCCTAAAAATCCAAAAGCTTCATGCATACGCCGAAAAATACGGCCGCGAAAACGCCTTTTCGCTAAAAGACGTGAAAGGACTCAAGCAATTTTTCAGCGAGTGTTTGGCAAAAGACAAGATGGCTAAAGTGCGTGATGTTGAGTATGACAAAGCACACGGCACAATACAGTCTATCCCCGGGCTCGTATTCAACTCGGCAACTCGCGCATTCACATTGAAGAACCTCGATAAAAAGGTTTCGACACTGAAGTCAATGACACCAAAGAAGGTTGCCGTTGTAATAACAGAAGACGCATAACGCGACCCGACCACCCGTAAAATTGAATTAAAAAATATTAGAAAAATAGACTATAATAATATAAAATGAATCAAATAACCAACCAAGAAATAATGGACCTGGAATTGGAAATATATTTGTTTGTTAGTGAGTATTTAGAGACAAACGCAATCGAACATCATGACCCCCAGTTTTACGACAAGCTAACGGGACTCGCAACCGACGAATATTTCTCAATATGTGCTTGTATGGATATTTATGAAAACGCCGATGATTATGATGAAGCATATACTGAAATCCGCAACAAAATTGGCACCCAAATACGCGAGTATTTCAACATGTTGTCTGTTCCACGGCGCCAATATTTGAATCCGCGCCAAATCCACTATTCTAAAAGCGACGGAATAGATGCCAAAATAGCAAAGCTACGTTCGGCATACCAACCCGCCCAGCGTACACCCGAATGGTACGCCTTTCGCAACAACCTGGTTACGGCCAGCAATATATGGAAAATCTTTGGCTCAGACGCAAATTACAATAGTCTTATTTGCGAAAAATGCCGCCCCGATATCCCAATTCCAAATATTACAACGGATAAATCCAATGATGATGATGACATGGTGGCATTTACTGAAGTAAAAAACGTGAACGTGGATTCGCCTCTACACTGGGGTGTCAAATACGAGCCGCTTTCGGTTGAAATATACGAACATCGCAACAAATGCGTTGTCGGGCAATTTGGATGTATTCAGCATCCGCGTATTTCGTGTGTTGGTGCGTCGCCTGATGGAATCGTAGTTTCCTCCGAATCCGACGACTATGGAGTGATGTTGGAAATCAAGAATGTCGTAAATCGCGAAATAACGGGTGTTCCCTCTATGGCCTACTGGATTCAAATGCAAGTCCAGATGGAAGTGTGTGATTTGGATGATTGTAATTTTATAGAAACGCAATTCAAAGAGTATCCGGAAGCGGTCACAACGGCCGACGATGATGCCGAAACCAAATTCTACGCAGGGATACCAAACTATTTGTACAATGGAGTCATCCTCTATTTTGTCAAACGCGATTTCGTCGATAATTCACCAAAATATATGTACATGCCACTTGATACGCCCCTCAATAAACCATCAATTGAGGCCTGGGTTGCCGAGAAAAAACGCGAACTCGCAAACACCCATGTACTATTTCGACGAATATATTGGTACTGTGACCGATTCTCATGCGTTCTGGTTAAACGAAACCGCGACTGGTTCTCCGCGGCGGAGCCGCGAATCCGAGACTTCTGGAGCGTAGTCGAGAAAGAACGCGCCGACGGATATAGCCACCGACTTCCGAAAAAACGCACACCCAAACCATCTGCCGGCGGGTGTATTATAAAAATGCTCGATGTTTAACTTAGCAAAAACAAGCATATATTATTCTTTAAAACAAATGATTTAGAAACTTGACATATACATAATCATTGTATATGTCAAATGATGAAATGCACGTAACAAAGCGCAGCGGCGCCATAGAAATTGTCTCATTCGATAAGATTCTTAGTCGTATCAAAACAATTGGAATAGAGGCTGGGATCAAAATCAATTATACCTCTCTTACGATGAAAATCATCGACCAGCTTTATGACAAGATATCCACCACCAAAATTGACGAACTAACTGCCGAACAATGCGCGGCGCTGTCTTCTACCCACTATGATTACGGCACAATCGCCTCTCATATTGTGGTATCAAACCACCACAAAAACACGATCTCTGACTTTCGCGAAGTAGTTCGCGCCCTTTTTAACGCCGTCGATAAGAATGGCAACTTGTCGCCCCTTTTGTCTAAAGAGCTCTATAATGTTGCGGAGACCCATGGTGATGCCATCAATGCCGCCATTGACTTCAAGCGCGACTATTTAATCGACTATTTTGGTTTCAAGACTCTGGAGAAGTCGTATTTGATGCGGTCCAATGGCGTCATCATTGAGAGACCCCAGCACATGTGGATGCGCGTTGCCATCGGTATTCATGGGTCCGACATTGCTGCTGCTATTGAAACCTATCATCTGATGTCGCAGAAATACTTCACCCATGCCACGCCGACGCTTTTTAACGCGGGCACACCGAGACCACAGCTCAGTTCGTGTTTTTTAATCGCGATGGAAAAAGACAGTATCGAAGGTATTTACAATACGCTGAAAGACTGTGCCCTCATAAGCAAATGGGCAGGAGGAATCGGGATGCATATCCACAATGTGCGTGCTACAAATAGTCAGATTCGGGGGACCAATGGCACTAGCAATGGAATTGTCCCGATGCTGCGCGTGTTCAACAACACCGCAAAATATGTTGACCAATGTGTAACCCCGGAAACCTATATATATACAACACAAGGTCCGATTGAAATCCAAAATTGCGCATATGGTGAAACTCAAGTGTTCAATTTAACGGGTGGAGTAGAAACAATTGAAAACGTATTGGAACATCCATATGAAGGACAAATATACAATATTGAAACTATGCATTCAATTGATAATCTGAGAATTACACCGGAGCACCCAGTATATGCCTTGGTTGGACAAGTAAAGGGACTACATCTTAATACAATCAAAACGCCGACAAAGTCGGCTGATTTGAGTGAGCAAGATGGTGCTAATTGCGCCCCCTTCGGGGAAATGCGCGATGATGTAAATTATGGAGTAATTGAAAACCGATTAAACAAAAATATTTCCAAGTTTGAATGGGTAGATGCTAAAGACCTACAAAATGATGATATGTTGGTTTATAAAATCCCAACACACAGTACAGACATACATGAAATCACAAATGACGACTGTTACATGTATGGAGTTATATTAGGGGATGGATGTTTGAGCAATGCCGACCAAAATGGATATATATCACTCCATACTACAAATAAAAAATATATCTTAGATTTTGCAATTCAATATTTTGAAAATAAATGTATAAAATACAGAATAGATACAAATGAAAATATTACTCGAATATGTTGGCATAAAAGTCTAAATATGCCTTTCCGGTATAGTGATTTATATGATTCCAATAAAACCAAGCGGGCTCATTATAAATGGTTAAACTTGCCAATTGAAAAATCAAAATATGTCTTAAAAGGTCTAATAGATACAGATGGATGTAAACATCTGGAGTTAATGTTTGACAGCACATCCAGGAATCTGATTGAAAGTGTTCGGTTTCTTTGTTTGAAAATGGGAGTATTAACCAGCGGATACACTAGGGACAGAATCGGTGAAACACATGTGTCCGCAGCTGGCAATACAATAACCAACCAACAAATTGCTTGGTGTTTAAAAATACCGCAGACCCAGGTCATTTGTGAATTGCTTGGCATTGACTATGATGACAAACAATTTTTCAAGTTTTTCAGATACAATGACTTTTTATTAACTCGAATTAAAAACATTACAGTTGAAGAATACTCAGGAACACTCTACGACCTTCAAATGAAAACTCAACATGACTATATGATTCATAATTGTATTGTACATAATGGAGGAGGAAGACGCAATGGCTCATTTGCGATTTACTTGGAGCCATGGCACTCGGATATCGAAATGTTTCTCGAAATGCGCAAGAACCACGGCGACGAGGAATTGAAAGCGCGTGACCTTTTTTACGCACTCTGGATTCCCGACCTGTTTATGGAACGCGTGAAAGCGGATGGCACGTGGACTCTGATGTGTCCCAATGAATGCCCTGGGCTCGCCGATGTATACGGACAAGCTTTCGTCGACCTTTACACCAAGTATGAACAAGCGGGTAAAGGACGCACAACTGTGAAGGCCCGCGAGCTTTGGTTCAAAGTACTCGATGCCCAAATGGAGACGGGAACGCCGTATATTTG